CTTGTTGTTAAAGGTTTCGAACCAGCTTGGGATAAAGTTAACAAACAATGGGTTGATAAAGCAACATTAACAGATGCTGAGGCAAATGATGAAAGTTCTGAAATTACAATGGATAATGATGTTGATGATGTTATTGAAACTAAGAAATCAACGAAATCTAAAACAGTTGTAACACAAGAAGAAGAAGTTGATGATTTCCCATTTTAAAATGGTAAAATAATTCTACCTTTTTAAACTTTCTAGATATTTATATAATATAAAAATTAATTAATAATCTAGAAAGTTTAAATGGCAGAGTTAAAAACAAAAATATGTTTTAAATGTGGTAATGAGTTACCATTAAATGAATTTTACAAACATAAACAAATGTCTGATGGTTACTTAAATAAGTGTAAGGTATGTACTAAAAATGATGTTAAAATAAATGAAGAACGTTTAAAAGAAGATAATGATTGGGTTTTAAATGAGAAAAAACGACATCGTGAAAAATATCATAGGTTAGGTTATAAAGATTTATATAAACCAACGACAGAACATAAACGTGAAATTATTAATAGATATAGTAGAAAATTCCCTGAAAAAATATTAGCTTCTAAATATACTGAAATTTATTTAAGTAAAATACCTGAGTATAATTTACATCACTGGTCATATAATCAAGAAGATTGGTTAGATATAATACAATTATCAATTAAAGACCATGGGTTTTTACATAGATTTATAATTTACGACCAAGAAAGGATGATGTATCGTCAATTAGATGGTATATTATTAGATACAAAAGAAAGACACTTACAATATTTTGAGTATTGTAAATTAAATTTTGAAAAATAACAAGAAAAAAATAAATGTTTTAAAATGGCTAAAATACCAGAAAAGAAAAAAGGACCGATTAAAGTTAATGAATTTGATTTACAAGGATTTCAAAAATCAAATGGTCTAGATAGTACCGTTAAAGATAAAGAAATTGGTTGGATACCGTTTTCTTCAGCATTTCATGATGCGTTAGGAATACCGGGTTTACCAAAAGGATATGTATCACTATTAAGAGGTTTCAGTAATACGGGTAAATCAACCGGTGCATACGAAGCTATGGCATCTTGTCAAAAGATAGGTGTTTTACCTATTTTTATTGATACAGAAAATAATTTTAGTTGGGAACACGCTAAAGATTTAGGTATTCAATTCGAACCTGTTGTTAATGAAGAAACTGGTGAAATTATTGATTACAAAGGGTTTTTTATGTATATCGATAATGATGCATTACTTAAAAAATATGGTAAATATGATTACGATGAAGCTAAAGACGTTAAAGACCGTAGAAGTGAAGCTTGTGTTGAGGATGTTTCATCTTTAATAGATGATTTAATAGATGCTCAATCAGCTGGAAAACTACCGTATGAATTATGTTTTATATGGGATTCTATTGGGTCACTTAATTGTTTTAAATCAATTAAATCAAAATCTAAGAATAACATGTGGAATGCTGGTGCGTTAGAGAATACATTTAAGGCTATTATAAACCATAAAATACCGGCTTCTAGAAAAGAAGGTAAAGAATATACTAACACTTTTATTGCAGTTCAAAAAATATGGTTAGATAGTATGCAAGGTAAAGGTGTTATAAAACATAAAGGTGGTGAAGCGTTCTTCTATGCTGCTAGATTTATTATACATTTTGGTGGTGTTACATCACACGGAACAAAATCATTAACCGCTACAAGTGGTGGTAAAACATATTCTTTTGGTATTGAAACTAAAATTAAATGTGAAAAAAACCAAGTTAATGGTATTGAATTTGAAGGTGTTATTGCATCTGCACCAACTGGTTTTATGAATCCACTTAAAAAAGCTGAATACACTAAAGAAAATAAAGATTTGTTATTAAGTAAATTAGGTGTTATTAGTGGTGATATTGAAATTATTGCGTCAGAACCAACTGAAGATGATATTAGAGATATGTATATCAGTGATAGCAATTAAAGATATGTCTAATTTTGTTTAAAATAATAGATAAAAAAGTTGATATTTCATATTAATTGAGATAGTTTTGTAATGTCCTTATGTATGTAAGGACATTTATTTTAGTATTAACCTTTAATAGGTAAAAAAGTGAAAAAAAGACCATCTAAATATGGTGATAAAGAATTAAAAAGGAATGCATTAGTAATAGACGGTAACGCTTTATTAAAATTTGGGTTCCACGGTGCAAAAAACGAATATAATCATTTCGGTGAACATATTGGTGGTTTGTACCAATTCCTTACAATCTTAAGAAAATTATTGGATAGTGGAATTTACCATAGTGTGTTTGTCTTTTGGGACGGACCACTTAGTGGTAAACTTCGATACAATATCTACAAAAATTATAAAAGTAACAGAGACAAAAATTTTGAAACTGGAACATTTTCACAAGACAAAGATTTAGTTAGAGAAAAAAAATTAATCTGGAATTATCTAGAACAATTATGTATTAGACAATTAGAAGATTATGTAGTTGAAAGTGATGATATGATTGCTTATTTCTGTAAAAACCATTCAAACATATATGATATTACAATATGTACATTAGATAGAGATTTATCTCAATTAATCAATAAAAATGTACAAATCTATTTTTGCGATTTAAAAGAAATTGTAACATTAGAAAATTATAATGAGTTTTTTCCCCATCACCAAAGTAATTCATTATTAATTAAAATTTTAGCTGGTGATGATTCCGATTGTATTAAAGGTGTTAAAGGTGTTAAAGAGACATTACTTTTAAAATTATTCCCAATGTTAAAAGAAAGACCTGTTACTTTAATTGAAATTCTTGAAGAGGCTAAAAGAATTAGACAAGAAAGAATTGATAATAAGAAACCACCATTACAGGCCATTGAGAACATCATAGAGGCACGAACTGATGGTATACAAGGTAATAAGTTATACGAAATAAATAATCGTATAATGAACCTAAAAAACCCTATGATGAGTGAATCAGCTATTGAGAAGTTTGAAGATATGACATTATTACCTATAGACCCTGAAGGTAGAAGCGTTAAGAATATTTATACTAAGATGAAACAAAATGGTCTTGATAGATTGATTAATGAACATCAATGGGAGAAATATATGTTACCTTTTAAAAAAATAATAAATAAAGAGAAAGATTATTATAATATCTGGCTCGAAAGAAATAAAGACGAAGAATAATTATTAATAAATAAATTTATAAAGATGGAATTAAAACCAAAAATTGAAGAACAAAGATTTGAATTCTTATTACACATTAATGGTAAAATTATCTGCCAAAGATATTTTCATATTAAAGGGTATAATGAAAAAGCATTAAATTCATTTGAATTGCATAACATGGCATTTGAATGTGTACAAACAATTAAAAAAGATTTAACAGAAAAAACGAGAGAATATCTGTGGAAATATTATCAACCTTATAAAGAGAGAGTTGATGTTGAAGAAGTAAATAAACGAAGTATTTATGAGAAAATTGATAATTTTCAATTTGAAGTTCGTGTAGATAAAAAAACCGTGATTACACGCCAATTTAGTGGTAATCCATTCCCACCAAAAGTTAGATATCAGGTTGATATTAAAGATATTATACATGATATTATTGATTCTGTTAGGTATTATTTAACAAAAGAAAAATATACATATAAATTTGAAGATAGTGAAAGTGTTGTTGAATTTTAGAGATATTTATTTTAAAATAAGTTTTTAATAATGGAAAAAAAAGATAGAAACACTTTAGGATATCTCGGACAAGCATTTCAAATAAAATTCATAGGTCAATTGTTAACGGATGGGAAATATGCCCAATCCGTTATTGACATAGTTAAACCAGAATATTTTGATGATGAAAAATTGAGGTGTATTGTAATGCTCATTAAAGATAATCATGAGCAATACGATAATATACCCGATTATATTAGTATGGAAGGGATACTAAGAAAAGAAACTTCTGGGCATCAGTTAGAACATTGTTTAGCTTTATTATCTAAAGCTAAAGAATATGGTTTTAATAATGCATTACAAGTACAAGATGTTGCAAAAACATTTTTTAAACAACAAGAGACGGTTAAAGTTGCTAGAGAAATACTTAAAATAGCAGAAGAAGGTGATACAAATAAATATCATTTATGTGAGGGATTACTTAAAAAGGCGTTAGACTTTGGAGCCGATAAAGATGAGGTTATTGATGTATTTGATAATATTGATGCTGTACTATCAGATGATTTTAGAAAACCTGTACCAACTGGTATAGAAGGTTTAGATTCTAATATGGGCGGTGGTTTATCTAAAGGTGAATTAGGAGTTATATTAGCACCATTTGGTGTTGGTAAAACAACAATGATTACTAAAATAGCTAATACTGCTAAAAATTATGGATGTAATGTATTACAAATATTCTTTGAGGATAATCCTAAAGTAATACAAAGAAAGCATTATTCTTGTTGGACTGGTATTGGATTAAATAGTCTTCAAGATAAAAAGGCTGAGGTTAAAAAAATTGTAAGTGAGAGACAAGCTGAGGCTGGTAAAATTAAACTTAAAAAATTCCCTAGTGACGGTACTACAATTCCAATGATTAGACAATATATAAAAAAACAAATATCACAAGGTTTTAAACCAGACGTTATTTTATTAGATTATATAGATTGTGTAGCACCTAGTCGTACTTTTACAGATAATAATATAGCTGAGGGTAATATTATGAGACAATTTGAATCAATGCTTGATGAATTACAATTAGTTGGTTGGACTGCAGTCCAAGGTAATAGAAGTTCTATTGGTGCTGAGTTAGTTGAAGCTAATCAAATTGGTGGTTCAATTAAAAAAGGACAAATTGGTCACTTTATAGTATCTATAGCTAAAACATTAGCACAAAAAGAAGACCATTCAGCAACTATGGCAATATTAAAATCTCGTTTTGGTGCTGATGGTATTATATTTAGAAATTGTACATTTGATAATTCAAAAGTTCATATTGCGACATATGATAACGATGGTGGTATACCATTTTCAAAAGCACAAGAAATAAAGGGTGTTGAAGAACAAGCAATTATTAATGAAGCATTGTTAGCTCATCATATTTTAAAAGATAGAATTAAAAATGCTAAAGATTTGGACCTTACCGGACCAGATGAGGGGGATAATAGTAAAGAGTAATAATAGTTTTAATATAAAAAATAATGGAAAAAAACGAAATAATAACAAATATAAATAATACCTATAGTCGAGAAGAGGTATTAAAAGAAACAATTAAATATTTTAAAGGTGATACATTAGCAGCTGATGCGTGGATTAATAAATACGCCTTAAAAGATTCAGATGGTAATTTATATGAAAAAACACCTGATGATATGCATAGAAGATTAGCTAGTGAAATTGCTAGAGTTGAAAAAAATTATCCTAACCCACTTTCAGAAGATGAAATTTTTGATGTTATTAAAGGTTTCAGATATATCGTACCACAAGGTGGACCTATGTCGGGTATAGGTAATACAAAACAAATAGTTTCATTATCAAATTGTTTTGTATTAGGTCATCCATATGATTCGTATGGTGCTATATTACGAATAGATGAAGAACAAGTTCAATTAATGAAACGTAGGGGTGGTGTTGGTCATGATTTATCACATATCAGACCAAGTGGTAGTTCAGTAAAAAATTCTGCGTTAACTAGTACTGGTTTAGTACCATTTATGGAACGTTATTCAAATACAACTCGTGAGGTTGCACAAGATGGTAGACGAGGTGCATTAATGTTATCATGTTCAGTTAAACACCCAGATTCTGAAAAATTTATTGATGCTAAATTAACTGCTGGTAAAGTTACTGGTGCTAATATATCATTAAAAATGAGTAATGATTTTATGAATGCTGTTAAAAATAACACATCATTTACACAACAATATCCAGTTGATTCTACAAATCCAACAGTGATTAAACTTGCCGACCCTAAAAGTATATGGGGTAAAGTTATTCATAATGCATGGAAATCAGCTGAACCCGGTATTTTATTTTGGGATACTATAATTAATGAATCAATACCAGATTGTTATAGTGATTCTGGGTTTAAAACAGTTTCAACAAACCCATGTGGTGAAATACCTTTATGTCCATATGATTCTTGTAGATTATTATCTTTAAATTTATATTCGTATGTTGAAAATCCATTCACACCTGAAGCTAAATTTAACTATGTATTATTTGCTAAACACGTACAAATGGCCCAAAGAATGATGGATGATATAATTGATTTAGAATTAGAAAAAATTGATTCTATAATTGAAAAATTAGATAATGACCCTGAACCAGATGAAATTAAGGTTATTGAAAGAAATTTATGGGAAAATGTTAAGATTATGGCAGTTAAAGGTCGTAGAACTGGTGTTGGTGTAACAGCTGAAGGTGATATGATAGCTGCATTAGGTTTAACGTATGGTACACCTAAAGCTACTGAATTTTCTATTGAAACCCATAAAATATTAGCAATAAATGCTTATAAGTCATCTTGTTATATGGCACAAGAAAGAGGTTCATTTGAAGTTTGGGATTACGAAAGAGAAGTTAATAACCCAATGATTCAAAGGTTATGCGAAGCTGATGGTGAATTAAAGGAATTACTAAAAATAGGTAGAAGAAATATAGCATTATTAACTATAGCACCAACTGGTACTGTTTCATTAATGACACAAACAACATCAGGTATTGAGCCAGTATTTTTACCAATTTATAAACGTAGAAGAAAAATTAATCCTAATGATAAAAACGCTAGAGTTGATTTTACTGATGAAAATGGTGATAGTTGGGAAGAGTATGTTGTAATACACCCAAAATTTCTAAAATGGTTAAGAGTTAAAGGTTATGACCTTGATGAAGTTAAAAAATATTCTGAAAATGAACTTAAAGAACTTATAGCAAAATCTCCTTATCATAAAGCTACATCAGCTGATGTTGATTGGGTAGAAAAAGTAACCATGCAAGGTGGTGTTCAAAAATGGGTAGACCATTCAATAAGTGTAACAGTTAATTTACCTGAAGAAACAACTGAAGATATTGTAGCTAAAGTTTATATTGCGGCTTGGGAATCTGGTTGTAAAGGTATAACAGTTTATAGAGATGGGTCACGCTCTGGTGTGTTAATTTCTGATAAAAAACAAGATAAAACAGTGTCTGAGATAATTAAAGAAACTAATGCACCTAAAAGACCTGAAAAATTAGAGTGTGATATTTTAAGATTTCAAAATAATCATGAAAAATGGATTGGATTCACTGGGTTATTAGAAAAAAGACCATATGAGATATTTACTGGTATACAAGAATCTTTTCCTATACCTAATTATGTTGAAAAGGGTTGGATTCTTAAAGTTAAAGAAGCCGGTTCTGAAAATTCAAGATATGATTTTATTTATACGGATAAAGATGGTTACGAACAAACTATGAAAGGTCTTAATAGAGCATTTAATTCAGCGTTTTGGAATTATGCTAGGCTAATATCTGGGATTTTACGACATGGTATGCCAATTCCAAATGTGATTAGTTTAGTGGATACATTACATCTAGATGAAGACGGTATTTCATCGTGGAAAACTGGTATTAAAAGAATGTTGAAAAAATACATTAAAAATGGTACCGAAGTTAAAGGATTAAAATGCCCGGATTGTTCTAATGATAAATTGAAATATCAAGATGGGTGTGTATCTTGTGATTGTGGTTGGAGCAAATGCTCTTAAATATTAAAAACATAATTATTTAACAATATAAAAGCGTTTAGAGAAATCTTGACGCTTTTTTTGTTTTTTATCACTATTTATTTTTTAAAATAATTTATTATTATATTTATGTAATAAAGAATTATAATGGCTAAAAAATACATAAATATCCAATTTCCATTTGTTAATAGTAAAAAAGGTTTCTTTCTTGAATTGACTGAAACTGATAAAGAAGCTATTAAATCTGATTTAATGCATTTAATTTTAACCACAAAAGGTGAAAGATTTTACATGCCTAATTTTGGTACCAATTTACTTAAATATATTTTCGAACCACTTGATGGGTATACTGAGGTTGGAATTAAAGAAGAAATAACCACTGTAGTTAAAACTTATTTACCTAATTTGGTAGTTAATGATGTAACTATCGATAAAGATACTGATAACGAGTATACCGCTATTGTTAGAATAGATTATACAATAACAGAAGATGTATTTAATACATCAGATTTTGTAATTATAAATATATAAAATATTATGCCTAGAAAAATTAACTACAATTCACGAAATTTCGCTGAGATACGTACAGAATTAATTGGATTTATTCAACAATATTATCCAGATATATTATCAGATTTTAATGATGCATCTGTTGGTATGATGATGATAGAACTTAATGCCGCTGTAGCTGATGTGTTAAGTTTTCATACAGATAGGATGTTTCAAGAAACTCAAATAGATTACGCTCAAGAGAAAAAATCAGTTCTTGCTATGGCTAGAACATTTGGATTAAAAGTTCCGGGTAAACGACCTTCTATTAGTATAGTTGATTGGTCAGTTAAAGTTCCTGTATATGGTGATACCTTTGATTTATCATATGCACCTGTTATTAGACAAGGTGCACAAGCAATTGGAGCCGGTAAAGTATTTGAAACAATTGATGATATTGATTTTTCATCACCATTTACTACTGGTGGGTTACCAAATAGGTTAATAATACCAAATGTTGATAGTAATGGTACTATCCAAAATTATACTATAACAAAACGAGAAATTGTATTGAATGGTGTAACTAAAGTATATAAACGTATATTAAAATCTGAAGATGTGAAACCATTTTTAGAAGTTTTATTACCAGATAACGATGTATTATCAGTTGATTACGTGATAAATTTAGAGGGTACTGATTATACTAAAACACCAAGTATATCACAATTTCTAGATGAAAATCTTAGATGGTATGAAGTTGATGCTTTAGCTGAGGATAAAATATTTGTTGAGGATAAGACTAAAAATAGTGACAATGCTGGTATTAAAACAGGTAAATACTTAAAAGTTATGAAACGTTTCATAACTGAAAAAACAGATAAAGGGTTTACAAAATTAATTTTTGGTGGTGGTACACAAGATATTGACTCTATTACACAATTTGGTGTTAATGGTAGTTTAATTGATAAAATAGGTGATTTCATTAATAATTTATCATTAGGTATAACAGTTTCACCAAATCAAACTATGTTTATACAATATAGAACTGGTGGTGGTAGTAATACAAATCTAGGGCCTAATACATTAAAATCAGTTGGTATTATTGATATGGTAATTAATGGACCATCTCAAACAATAAATACAGCTGTTAAAAACTCATTAACAGTAAACAATCCAATACCTTGTTTAGGTGGTAGAGACGAACCATCTGTTGAAGAAATTAGAAATTTAGTTAGATATAATTTTGCGGCACAAAATAGAGCTGTTACTATTAAAGATTATCAATCTAGAATTGCTTTAATGCCGGGTAAATTTGGTGTCCCATTTAGATGTGGTGTGTACGAGGAACAAAATAAAATAAAGGTTGCTATATTAGCATTAGATGCTAGCACTAAATTAACAAATATATCTACAAATACTTTAAGAGATAATATAGCCGAATATTTAAACGATTATAGAATGCTTAATGATTATGTTGAAATATCTAATGGTAAAATAATAAATTTAGGTTTTGAAGTGGATTTATTTATACAAAAGGAGTTTCAACAATCTCAAATAATTTCTGAAGTTATTAATAAAATAAAAACGTATATGGATATCAATGACCACGAAATGGGTCAGAATATTTATTTAAGTCAATTAATTGAAGATATTAATAATGTTGGTGGTGTATTGAATGTAATCGATTTACGTGTGTATAATAAAGTTGGTGGTGCAAACTATTCTATAAATGAAATAGCACAACCATATGTTGATGAAGATACAAAACAAATAGATTTATTAGGTGAATATACTTTATTCGGTGACCCAATTTCAATGTTCGAAATTAAAATACCTGAAACAGATATAAAAATTAGGGTTAAATCATAATTATAATTTCCTTTTAATTTAAAAAGTGTATATTTTAGTATAAAATTAATAGTATGGGATGTAATTGTAAAAAAAAGATAGTTAATGATGATATAACTGGTGAATTAACGGAAAAAAGAAATGGTCGTAATATATTAATAAAGATATTATTATTTTTAGTTACTATAGCGATGAGTTTTATATTATATCCAGTAATAGTAGTGGTTATATTTAAACATTATTTTACTAGTGGTAATGATGCATTAGATTTATTAAGTATAATAAAAAAAATAAAAGATAAAAATATAAAAAAAGTTGAGATTGATGACCAAGAACCAATAAACAATGAAGATTATGAATTAATTGGTGTTGAGGTTGTAAAATAAAATAATATGGATAAAAATATAAGAATACGAACAACACCCGGTGGTGGTGATAAATTTATTAAAGTTAAACTTGAACAAGATTTTGATTTTATTGAAATTTTATCATTAAAAATATCACAGGATGAAGTGTATCGTAAATTTTGTGCTGATTATGGTGTTATTACTGGTAGAGTAATAGCTAATAATGGATTTGGTGTACCAAATGCTAAAATATCTGTTTTTATACCTATTAGTGATGATGATAAAGAAAATCAAGAAATAATTGGTTTATATCCATATGAATTTGTTACTGATAAAAACAGTAATGGTGTTAGATATAATTTATTAACCAATGAACCTCAGAACGAATGTCATGTACCAGTTGGAACCATGCCAACTAAACGAGAAATTCTAGATAATGATATATTATTAGAAATTTTCGAAAAATATTATAAATTTACAACAACAACTAATAATTCTGGTGATTATATGATATTTGGTGTACCAACCGGTCAACAAATATTACATATGGATTGTGACTTATCCGATTTAGGTTTATTGACACAAAGGCCTTATGATATGACTAGACAAGGTTCAACATTAAAACAATTTGAATCACCAACTAAATTTAAAAGTGGTAATAATTTAGACTCTTTAACTCAAGTTAAATCATCTAATATAGGTGTCAATGTTCAACCATTTTGGGGTGATGTTGATAGTTGTGAAGTTGGGATATCTAGAGTTGATTTTAATATACCTTATTTTTTTCAACCTTCCGCAATATTCATAGGTAGTTTATTTAGTGATAACGATAAACATAGTATAAATAAAAACTGTAGACCACGTAAAAAAAGTGGTGATTTATGTGAAACTGTAACTAGTGAAGGTACAATTGAGATGATTCGTAGAACAATAGATAATGAAGTTGAAAGATTTGATGTTGAAGGTGGACGTGTAATAGATGATGATGGTACATGGAGTTATCAAATACCTATGAATTTAGATTATATGATTACTGATGAATTTGGTAACTTAGTTATTTCTGAAGACCCTAATAAAGGTGTTCCAACTAGAGCTGAAGTTAGATTTAGGGTAAGTATGGATGTAACGGGTGATGAAGGTAGATTAAGAACTAGAGCAGCTTATTTAATACCAAATAACCCAAGTAATATAAATGACGTTGATTATACATTTGATGAAACAACAATTAATGATAAAAGTTTTGTTGAATTAAAATGGAATAAATTATATACTGTTAAAAACCTTATAACTAGGTATCAACCTAATAATAATAATAAAAATAATAGAAATTTCGTTGGTATTAAAAATGTTGATGATTGTGGTAGCCACACACCTTTTCCATATAATAGAATTGATACTGATATAAACCCATTATTCATGGTTATATGTACAATGATAACAATATTAATTGATACAATAGCTATAATAAATAGTACAATAATTTGGGCTATGAATAAAATTATTGGTGCTATAAACGATATAATACATGTTATTAATAAAATTATTGGTGCAATTTCCTCATTATTTGGTGGGGATGGACCAAAAGATTTTAGTGTAAATACAATTGAATGTATACCAATAACTATAGATACTGTATTATATAAACCGGGTTGTGATGGTAGTCCTAACGACAAAGAAAATTTAAAAAATAGTTTAAAATTAATTTTAGGTGATTATTTAAATATATTTGAATTTGATTTTTATAATGATTGGATTAATGGTTCGTTATATTTTCCTTTATTAAAATATAAGCATAAAAAAAATGAAAAGGAAAAGTTTTGTGATTATGATTGTGCGACAAATCCAGATATTGACTGTAATAATGCATATATTCTAGACACTTGTATTGACGAACATAATGATGATGGTTCACTACCTTTAAATAATGGTATTATTAAAAAATATAATGATGAGTTGTATTACCCATCGTTATATGATAATGGGCTATTGTACCCAACAGATATTTTATTATTAGGTAGTATAAAAGAATGTGATGCTGATGGTATACCAAATATATATAAATCATTAATACCAACAACTTACCAACTACCAGAATATATTAATGATGCTACTGATGCTACTGATGAGCAAACAATGGTACCATTATTTTTTGATAATATAAGTTGTATTAGATTTGATGTTAGTAATAATAATAGATTCAATATTAATACTTGTTGTGAATTAGGTATTGATTTAGGTAATAATAGTAAATCATTAATTGATAATGATAATATAAATGATACAACATTAAGAAAACAAATTATTTGTATGAATACTCCGGGATTAACCATGAATGATTTTACAAGTAAAACGGATAATTTTTATGATAATAGTGGTTATTATTATAAACATACTGGATACAATGATATAAATAGCGGTTATAATTTATATAGAGATTTGAGAGGTACATTAAATATACCGAGAGGTGGCTCATTATTCTTTTATTTTGGTATTATACCGGGTAAGTCAGCAATTGATAAAGCTAATTCTAAATTTTTCACTAACTGTAAATAATATGAGTGATAGAATAAAACATAGATTAGGTAAAGAATTATCTAAATCATCTGTTAATACAGATACTGGTATTGGTGTAAATATAACACAAAATAATCGACTATTACCATCTGGTGATATGAATAGAATTTTGGATGTTAGTGAACAATTTAATAAAGAGAGAAATTCATCAACCAATTATAGATTTATAATTTCATTAAACGGCTTATTAACAAATGTGTTAACTGATATTAATAATAATGGTATTAATAATACTGATACGTTATGGTATTTAAGTGGTAATACTTTCATGGTTGATGGTGATGGTAACACATTATTTAATAATTCAGTTGATTGTATTAAAAATTATAGAATTGATTCAAATGGTTGGATAGGTTATACTAACCCAGCTTGGGTAACTAATAACACATGTAAATTTATAGATTTATATCCTAAAAGGGAAGTTTTTAATTTTGCACCGAAGAATAAAATTAAAAACTGGAATATGTTTTTAACGTATCCATCAACAACTGATAAAACACATACACTAGTTAATGGTGGTTTATTAATTATAAACAAAAATGTTGGTAATATTGGGTCTAAAGAATACATTTCTTTAACCACACCAGTAAAACATGGTTTAAATAAAGGTGATGTTGTTAATATCGATAATAATAACTATAACGTGTTAAGGACAGGTGAAGATAATGGTGATAATCAAGATTATGTGTTTATTATAGAATTACCATCACCATCAAATATTGTTGGTATTAATTCTAGAATGAAAAGAGTATATAATGGACAAGAATCTGAATATTATTTTAGGGTATTTGAAAAATTAAGTGGTCAGGATGATTATGAAGTTTATCCGATAGCATTTAGTAAAAATTTATTTAGTGATAATTTATGTCAGGTAGTTTTTAATAAAGATATTGATACATCAATTTATAAAGATAATTTAGGACGGCCAATATCTGAGGTTTATTTAACAATAATAAAAGAAAATAATAATGGTTTTAGTAATATTGATTCAGGTATTGAAATCCCATTTTTTAATACAGTTCCATTAGATATACCAGATATTAATAGAATTCATAATAGTAATATTACTACTATAAGTAATGATAGTATTGAAAACAATGTTTTAAGTAATGATAATGTTTTTTATGGTGATGTCGTTGAATATAATAAATTAAATGTATCTGAAGTGTTATTAGGTGAAGTTAGACATAGATTTAATAGAGTTAATAGAGACGTAATGAAACATGCTGAAGGTTATTATTATAAACCTCATCATAAGATAGAATTAAGGTATTGGTCAACATTTGTTGAAGAAGGTGATAATAATACTATTGGTATACCTGATTATGCTGAAAAAATAGATGGTAACAGATATTTATGGAGAGATTTGTTAGATATTGGTATGAACGATGGTCAATCTAAAATTTTAGATTATCCATTTCTAAATGGTTCGCATTACCCATATAGTAATGTGATTTTAAAATTAAGGAGACAAGACCCTTTTAATATATATGGTTTATATAAAACAATAGAACCAACAGATATTTTTGGTAATAAAATAAATTTAGACAATAATACAATTAAAAAAAACGTGGATGGATATTGTTCATAGATATACTTTTAAGTTGAATGATTCAACAAGTGCTAGCACTATTAATATTCCTATTAATTTAGAAGCATACCCTATTGACCAATCTGAACTAATTGAAACGACTTTTGTTGATATTGAAATGACTAAATCAATAAATCCAATAATAGATTATGAGATGGTTAGATTTTCACCAGTAGATTTTAATAATAATGAATTAATAACTATTATCTATAAGATTATATTGAATAATGGTGGTAATTATGATAACGCTTGGTTTGAAAACGATGATTTTTATTATAGGAGAAATGTTTTGAAAAAATCTTTTTTAAAATTAGATTTTTATGATAGTCCTATATTAACGAGCCAAAATTATTTATTTTCTTCAACATTATATTGTCGAGTTTTAAATGATATGTACACAACAGCGAATAAATTAAAAGATGTTAGTATTATACCATTAGAATTTAAATTAGATGACCCAATTTCAATACCAAGTGGTGTTACAGAAGGTTATTATATATATGATTATAAAGAAGATATCTCATATAATACACCAAAAGAAATTTATATGAAATGTAGTTTTAACAATGCAAAAGATGGAAAAACTTATAATTTAATGATTAGCAATACACCTCAAACGATTGATAATTTAGTTAATAAATTACATATTAAATACACGTTAAAGATTGACATTAATGGTAAATATTATTATCAATTAGATGATGTTAATAATATAATATTAGATAATGATTCAGCAACAATAAATTTATATGAAATTAAAGTACTTTAATGGAATTAATTAGAAGAAAAATATTAATCGAGGATTTAATTAGTAGACAACCGGGTGTTAATTATGGTACCATGGCATCAACTATATATGTCAATCTTATGATTACACAAAATATGGATGATATGGGTATGTTTACTGATGCGGATTATACCCCATTAAACGGTGTTATGTATAATTATGAAATCGATACTATTAATGCAACATTTAGTGCTACAACATCAGTTTCAACTGATATACCATTAACTGTTGAAGATTATTTTAGTACTATTAATCCAGTAATTACTGGTTATACTGATTCTAAAATTACATCATATCAATCATATAATAGAATTACCCCATATAATACATCATTTATTCCTAATAGTGGTGAATATATAAATTATAAAGGTGAAACTATTGATGGTATTAGTAAAATAACAAGTTTAATTGGTCCAACTGGTTATACAGTAGATGGTAATAATGATACATATCTTGGAACTGAAAATCAGAATGGTGGTATATTATATAATGATTATAATTCTATAAGAATTGTTAGGAAACAAGATGTTATTAATGGTAGTGTAAGGATTCCGCTATCAACATTTAAAATTAAAAGTGAAGGCTGGAACGAAACAAATATAAGTTTATCGGCTTTAACTAAAGAAGAAATATATTTAGGTATAATTTCTCCACCAGAAGTAAAAAGTGATGTATTTATAGAAAGAGGAAATACTTCAGTTTTAGAACCGCATTTAAAGTTATCTGAAATTGAAAGTATTGACCACCTTGAAATATATGGTAATGGATATTATAAATTAATTAAATAAAATGATGGGTGCAACATTAAGTACAAATGAAAACGTTAAATATTTTAAGAATAAAGTTGAATTTAAACTTAAAATTATTAATCGAAAAATTAATGAAAATAAAGATATAACTAATTCTTTAAATTCACTAAATAGAATTTACAAACAATATTTAATGGTATTAGATATTAATAAAGTAGAAAAATATATAACTGAAAATAAATAATAAATGAGTAATCAACACACCATGAAAAAATATAATGATGAGGAAATTAATGAAATAATTTCTTTATACGAATCAGGTATGTCAATTACTAAAATAGGTGTTGTGTTGAAAAGGAGTAAAAACAGTATTAAAATAATATTAATAGAGAATAATATTTTTGTTAATGACCGAGATAATATTAAAATTGAATTATCTGATTCTGACATTAATAAAATTAAAAAATTATTTTTAGATGAAGGTCTATCATGTACTAAAATATCTGAGTTATATAGTAGTAGTAGACCATCAATAGTTAGATTATTAAAATCTAATGGTGTTAATATTAATTCAAATAGTAATGGTAAAAAAGTAATATTATCTGAAGACCAGAAAGAAATGATTGAATATTTATATAAAGAAGAATATAATAATTATTTACAAATATCTCAAAAATTAAATTTAACTGAATCATATGTAAGTAAATACATAGGTTTATCTGGGTATAGACGTGATAAAAGTAAAGGTGTTAGTGTTGGGTTAATTAAAAGATATAAAGGTATTTCATATGATAAATATCTTGAATTACTACCCGAATATAATAAATATAAGCGAGAGGTGTTATATATAACTAATAAACAAGTAATTAAATTATTGGATAATTATAATAAAAGAGGTGTAAGTGGTAAAGAAGGTGCTTATCATTTAGACCATAAATTTTCAATAAATGAAGGTTTTAAACAAGGTATTAAACCTGAAATTATAGGTAATATAACTAATTTAGAATTCATACCTTGGGAAGATAATTTATCTAAAAGGTGTAACTGTTCGATAACATTAAATAATATAATATAATATGGCAAATGGAACATACGGTAATATAAGACCAGCAGATATTTCACCTAACGATTGTGAGATATTTATGCATTACACACCTTCTAGAGGTGTAATAGGTAATACTGAATTAATAAAATTAGTACCTAGTGAGGTATTAATAAAAATGGAAAATCCAAATAAAACGAGTGGTACTAATGAAATATTTGGTGGTTTATATACATTAAAATTATTAACAAAAGATTTTGGTGAAAAGGGTATTTACACTATAATAATTAAACCTATTGAAATTAGAACAACTATCACTGATTGTGGTGTATTATCAGCATATCCAAATGTTAAAGGTTTAGTATTAGATATGTCTACAGTACCTAGTACATTTAGTAGTTTATTTGAAAATGGTGGGTTAACTGGTTATAGAATAGAATATCTTAGTACTGACCCGTCAGCAACTGAACGTAAAATAAGAAATTTTTTCAGAATTATAACATCTAATAATAAAGTTGAGCCAGTAAATTCGAATTTAAGTAATTCGAATCAAAAAGCTTTACGTTATAGATTTAATGATAACTCTAATTTAACGTTTCTTAGTGTATCACCAAGTTCGGCACCAAATGTAAAACCAAATGCCGTACCGTATATAGGTGAAACAAATCAAGAAATTATAATTACCAATACTTTCTTCAATCCGATAATGATTGAAATAGAAATGGTTGAACATGATATTGAAACATTAGCATATGGTATATTAGGACCTCAAACTAAATCACTTGAAGATGGTGTTTACACAGTTTATAATTTTAATGAAGAAATTTATAAACAATGGAATCTTTATGAAATTAAAGACCAATATAGTGGTAAACCATTATTTGAGGTTAGAGAAGAAAGAGCAAGTATAGATTTTACAAAACAATTTAACGATATATCAAATGTTTAATTAAATGGAATATAGTATAGATTTTTTTGTAATTATTTTTAATTCATGATATTTATATTAAAGTAAAATAGTTATGAGTAATGTAAAAAAATTTATAGAAAAATCTATTAATATTCATGGTAGTAAATACAATTATGATAATGTTATTTATATAAATAACACTACATTAGTATCAATCGTTTGCCTTATTCATGGTGAATTTAAACAAAAACCCATTAATCATTTAAATGGTTGTGGGTGTCAAAAATGTGCTAGATTAAATCAAAATATTAAAACTAAATTAAATAATGATAAGTTTATTGAAAAAGCTAAATTAATACATGGCGATAAATATAATTATTCTGAGGTAGATTATATTAATGCTAAAACAAAAATTAAAATAATATGTACAGAACACGGTGTTTTTGAACAATCACCAAATAGACATTTAAGTGGTGATGGTTGCCCAAAATGTGCTGGTAGAGATAAAACAATCAACGATTTCGTTAATATATCCAATAAAAAACATAATTTTAAATATAATTATGAATTTATTACACAAAATAATATTAAATATGATTTAGATGTCAAAATAGTGTGTCCAATACATGGTGAATTCTATCAAAAACCAAGTTCACATATTTTTAAATATGGTTGCCCTGAGTGTGGTGGTAAACTTAAATTAAATAATGATAAGTTTATTGAAAAAGCTAAATTAATACATGGTGATAAATATAATTATTCTAATATTAATTATATAAATAGTAATACTAAGATTAAAATAATTTGTGATAAACATGGGTTATTTAAACAAACCCCTTGTAATCATTTACAAGGTCAGGGTTGTCCAATATGTAAAGAATCTAAAGGTGAAAAAAATATTAGACGATATTTATTATTAAATAATATTGAGTTTATTAGTGAATATAAATTTAATGAGTGTTATAATGAGAAATTATTACCATTTGATTTTTATTTACCTAAAACTAATACTTGTATTGAATATGATGGTATTCAACATTATAAACCAATTAATAGATTTGGTGGTGAACTTGGTTTTAAAAGGGGTAAAATTAATGATGAAATAAAAAATGATTTTTGTTCTAAAAATAAAATAAAATTAATAAGAATATCTTATTTTGAGGATATTATAAAAGTGTTAAACGATAATAAAAAATGGGTAATGGGAAAATAAAGGTTGTTGGTTATGCTAAACGAGTGTTTTATGATGGTAACATCGAATATCGTAATTTTTCAGATTCACTTGTTGGCCAACAAATCACAAGTTCTGATGGTACAACATTATTTACTAGTGGTAGTTTTAATGTTACAATTAATAATGACCCTAAAGTAAGTAAATTATTTAAAACTAATAAGTTTTCTAATTTTGTAACTTTAAATACATTAGAATTAACTGAAACACAATTAGCAGTTATAAATGATAATATTAAAATTAAATTAAATTTAGATAAAAGTAATTTAAGTAATTATGCTTATTTTGGTTCATTAAGAGAATTTGTACGTATTTCTTTAGAACATATAATTTCTAATTGGCCGGCATCAATATTTGTTAATCCATTAGTAATTAATAACGTTGAAAATACCGTTGAAAATTATTCCTATGATAATATAACAAACATATCTACATTTAAAACTAACACCAATACTTTAGATAATAAATACGGTATTAAATATTTAAAAAATGGTGTTACGTTAGATACATATACTAGTGAAAATGATAAAAGAAATTTAACCGTTAACTATAATAACTATGTTATTTCTGGTTCTACAGGTGAATATAATATTATTGGTTATACTGGGGCAACATCATCTAATAATGATTATATTTATTTCCAAGTGATTGGTAATCCATTTACTGGTGGTACGTTAAATCAAATACAATATTTTCATATAAAACCAAGTGATGTTAAAATTAATGAATTTTTTGTTACATTACCAGATTTTGAGAAATATCTATTAAATAGAAGAACAACACCTATATACACATCAACATTCGTATATACCGTTAAGAGTGATGAAGGGTTAGCTATTGAATCTAAAAAACAAATAACATGGCCATCAACAGATGGTTATAATATAGATTTTAACACAACAAATTATACTAATTTTGTTACAGATTTATTAGATTTATCCGATGCATCAGATTCTATTCAAACAAATATAATATCTAGATTCTTAGTTAGTAATGCTATATCTGATTTTGATACTGTTTCTAAAGACAATGATGATGAGACAGAACAAAAAATGGATAAAACATTAAAAATATACGGTAGAGAATTTGACGAAATAAAGCATTTTACAGACGGTTTAGCTTTAGTTAATGCAGTTAGCTATAATAAACAAGATAATACACCAGATGCCACGTTAAAGGCCTTAGCTAGAACATTAGGTTGGGATTTGACATCTTCTTTAGAAGGTAATGATTTTATAACATCGTTTTTAACTCCATCAACAACTGATTTTAGTGGTGAAACAACTGGTTTAACACCAGCAGAGGCTGAAATTGAAATGTGGAGAAGAATAATTCTTAATACACCATGGATTTGGAAATCAAAAGGTACTAGAAAAGCAATAGAATTCTTTTTTAAATTTATTGGAGCACCAAATGGTTTAATTAGATTTAATGAACATGTTTATAAGGCCGATGGTAAAATTAATATGGATACATTTCTAAAAGTGTTAGAAATTAATACTAATAATACTGATATCACCAATATACCAATAGATAGTGACGGTTATCCTAAAATATTGGGGAATACACCTAATATGTATTTTCAAAAAGCCGGTTTATGGTATAGACAAACTGCTGGACCAGAATCAAATATTGACATTTTAGGTGGTAATAACCCACATATTGGCCCATATGACGGTGGTAATGAATATATGAATCAATTTAGATGTTTAATACCTAATTTTTCTAGTACAACATTAATTCAAGAAACTATTTTAACTGGTTCAACTAATTTATTTAGTAATTATAATAATGGTGTTATTAACGGCATATTAGATGTAACATCAACAGCTAGTTGTGCAACATTAATTGATTGGGGTACTATATTATCTGGTGAAACAGAAAATTGTTATAATAATAATGTTACTAGTGGTGAAACACAAGAATGTCCTGATGGGTATGTTTTAAGTCCTGATGGAACGGAATGTTTATATTCTGATTCAATGTCAGCGGTATTTTTAGGAGATGGTTCAGTAATAACAGCTGGTGATACACACTTATCATATGGTAGCTTAGGTAGTAAATTTTATACTAATATAACTAATGTTGATTTACCAATTATTAAAAGAAGTTCATCACCACATAACCCATATGATTCAAGTAATGTTTTATTACCTTATTCAGCGACAAGTACTAATACTTTTTGGAAAAGTAGATTAAATACTATTGGTGTTAAAGGTAATCCGGCTACTAGTTGGAATGGATTTGCTCAATGTTATGAATTTACTGAAGATAAAACTTATTATATTGGGTTAGCTGCAGATAATTACAGTAGATTCTATATTAATCATGAATTAATAGTAGATTTTTCAACACAACCAGATTATAATCATAGTTATTGGTATGTTTTCCCATATGATTTCAAATATGGTAAATATATTATCGAAATGGAGGGTAGAAATTTAGATAATACGTCATCATTTGGTTTTGAGATATATGACCCTATTGATTTTGCTACATTAACGGGGGCAACAGATAGTGGTTCAACGGGGGCTAACGTTATTTGGAGTACAAAAGAAAAAAGGGGTGAATATTTTGATTTTGGACCTAATTTAGGTTGGTCTTGTACAACTGAGGGTTATGTGTTAGATACGTGTGGTGAAACACCTGTTTGTACTAAATTAATTCATACAGATGTAAATAGACCTAACGAACCAATATCAGCATATACATTTAATGTTGATTGGAGGACTTTATATTATATAGATAATGAATTAGTATACACAAGCCCTGTATTTTATTCTAGTAGTGATAGGATAGACACACCTTCTCAAATAGACTATACAAATAGTTTACAATTGGGTGGTGATTCATTAAAACTTTCTTTGGAATTTATTAATGATGAAGTTATTTATACTAAAACACCTGAAGTTGGTGATTGTGATGGTATATATAATGGTAAAACATTTGAAACAAAGTTACATTTAAATACTTCATTAACTTTATCGGGTTATACCAATTACTGTGAGTCGATATTAGATATTTGTGATACTAATTTCAGTAGTCCAATGCAACCTACATTATATATTGATGTTGTAGATGAGACTAATACAACATCTCCTTGTTTTAGTATTACACCAATAGTAATTTCAGACCCATGTCCAACTATAGAAACAACTATATGTGGTTGTCCATGTGCTGATTGTGATAATTCAATTAGAATAGATATAAAGAAATCACCAATAAGTTTTAATTGTGGTTCTGAATACGTTAGTTATAGTGATGTTGATGGGTATGCGGTATTTATAATGGAAAATGGTACGACTAAAGAAACTGTATCACCTACTTGTTGTCCAGAAGGGTATTCACCAGTAGATGAAAAATCTTGTGAAACTAGATGTCAGAAAAACCCTATTCAAATACCACCACCAATAACTTGTGATTATCCATCATATTACTATAATTGGTATGCAGTTGGTACTGGTAAATTAGCACCAATAGGGTGGCACGTACCAACTTTAGTTGAATTTAACACATTAGTTGATTATTTAACTAATAATGGTTATAATTATGATGGTTCTATTGGTGGTACACCATTAGTTGCTAAATCATTAGCATTAGATACTTGTTGGACTAATAGTGGTGTTGTAGGTTCTGTTGGTAATGTTGATTATGAGGAATATAGAAATAAAAGTGGTTTATCATTATTAGGAAAGGGTTATAGATTAACTAATGGTACATATATTGGTTATAATAGTCAATTTAATAGTTGGACATCAACAGATTACAATGGAACTGACGCATATAATCGATTATTGAATAATAGTGCTATTAATCAATTTACTGGTGCCGCTAACGATAAAAGATATGGTTGTTCTATTATTTGTATCAAAGATGATGCTATATTATCAGAAACTGGTGTTTTTGATTATGATGGTAATCAATATGGTCAAGTAAAGATAGGTAATCAAGTGTGGATGGTTGGTAATTTAATAGTAACTCATTATAATGATGGGACACCTATAACATTAGTTCAAGATGATACCATGTGGTCTAATTTAATAACAGATGGGTATTGTATTAAACTATAAAATAATAAGTTAATATTTATAATAAAGAATAATTGTGAGTTGTGAAATAAATAAAATAATATTAAAAGATAATGGTACCGTATATGGTTACACTAGTCTTGATGATTTACCAAATGTTGGTGCACCATTAAATCGTGAATGTTGTTTATCATATTCTGGTCTTACATATAATGATGATTTATGTAAGTGTACTTGGAAGGATTTATCGTGTAATACAGATTATTTAAAATTAATATTTAACCCTAATGATAATGATGGTGAAATGTTTGTTGTAAATGATGGTGATGAGTGTAGTCTTGAGGTAGAGTTTGATTATTTATTAGAATTTAATACAAATGATATACCTGAAGAACCAAACACTTTAAATGGTTTCAATGGACTTTCATTAACAGCTACAATTGAATGTGTAGAATTAAACCCTGTTGATGAATTTATTAAATATGAAAGTCCAAATAAATTAACAACTGTGTATTCAAATAATTTTTTAACTATAACTGATTTAGGTGATTATATTAGTGGTAATACTAATACTGGTTTAAGACTAGTTGGTGATAATATAACTGAAACTACTAATAGGGTTATTAATTTATTAGGTGATAAAGGTTCTAGTGTTTCAGCTAACACATTTTCATCTTGTTGGATAACACATAAATTTACAATAAATGATATTGAAACCATTAGTAAATTTACTAATAAAAAAATTAAATTAGGGATTGATATTAATAATTTAATTATTGATTTTTCATTATTAATTGATAAAATAACCGTTAATAGGGTTTGTACTCATTTAGATGTATCTAATAAATCAATTACGAAATGTCCGGGATTTAATCTAGAAAGAATTATAGATAATAGAAAATCATGGTCTTATACTGCATCAACTGATGAAAGAAAATATGATTTATTATTAAGAGAAACAAATTATAGTGCTAATGATGATAAATTAATTATTAACACTAAAGAATTAGATTTACAAGTAGACCCAGCATTAGCCATTGAAGAAAATCTATTTTCATATCTTAAATCATCTAATGGTTGTTTATTAACTGGTGAAACAGTTAATTTAGATAATATTTTAACTTCATCAATAGATGATATTACTTCAACTGATGAATTTACTAAATTAATTAAAAGTGAGTTAATTGATGTTAAAAATAGACAAACAATTCAAAGTTATCCAACTTTACGATATCTATATGATAAATATATGACATCATCTGATTATAATTGCCCTATTAGTGGTAGATTTAAATACGATGATTTAATTAAATATAGTAAGTCTTTAGGTACTTATTGGATTGATATAATTGAACAATTAATACCGGCAACTACTATTTGGGGGTCATCATATATCTACCGAAATAATATATTCGATGAAAGTAAATTTAGATATAAACAATATACGTTATTTACATGTAGTGACCCAAGTTTAGATGGGATTGGTACTACAATTGCTTCAGAAACATCTGGTAATGTATCAGTTAAATACTATGAAAATGGTGTTGAAACGATTAGTTGTGATTCTCTTTATATAGTAGACATAAATAATAGTAATGAATTCAGGGGTACAGTTATAATAACAGGTCCTAATACAATAAATAATAGTGGTAATCACATATCTTTAATATCAGATTAATATTTATATTATATGCCAAAATTATTAATAAATATAGAAGGTTTAATACTCGATACTAAGGTTGGGACTATTTCAAACGAAAAGTTAGTTCAAACATCTGTAGGTATTGGTGATTATATGAAATTATTTAGATTTACTGGGTATTTTGTAGAATTATCGTATGCAACTAATGTTATAGAATATGATACACCAAAAAACTTAGGTTTAAAAAATAATACAAGTTTTATTGAATTAAATATATCATATTAATGAGATACGAACAAAATATATATGTACAAAATGATAACTCATGCGTTAGAAATAGTGATATTTTAAATGTTAACATGAGTTCAGACATTTCAACTTTCATAACACCTAAATTTAATATTAGTGGTTGTACTAAAATAAGTGAAGAGGTTATAACTTGTACTTTTAGTGGTACTAATTATAATGATTTGGTGATATTATCAATGAATAATTGTTTTTCTGGTAATACAAGCTGTTTTGATAGTTTAATCTGGTATTTAGAGGTTAATATAGATAGTTCTATGATATATTCTGATATAATAACAACATCTAACTTAACAGCTAATACAATAACACAAGACCAAATAGATACTAGTATTATAACTGCATTTGATGCTCTTAACTATAAATATTCATATACTGGTAGTTCATTTTCAATTCAAAAACCATATGGTGTTGAGAATTTAGAGGTATTATTATGTTTAGATATTAATCCAATAACTGGTTGTACAATATCCGGTGATTGCCCTATGTTATGTACTATTTTATGTGGTAATGTATATCAAATCTTAAATACGGGTGATACGGGTGTTTATATTATAAATACAGCAACAACAATTGATTTAATTTTTGAATTCACAGCAAATACTGAATCGTTTATAAGTAATAATTCCACATTTGGTTATGAAATATACAAATATGATAATAACAATCATATATTCTTTGATACACCAACATATACTAGTAATGAATTTGAATATACAACGTTTAGTGCTTCAAGTGCAATAACTCAGTCAATCCCAATCAATAATTTATTGATTGATGGTGAATACATAATTAAAGGTTATAACATATATAATTATGGTACTGAATTTTTAAATAGATTAGGGGTTAAAGGTAATACATTAAATAAAAATGGTGATTCTTATGGTTTATATAAAAAGTCTTCAGATTATTATTTCTTAGCTATAAAGGAAGCCGATAAACCAATATTTAGTTTTAATACTGTTGAATATCAAAGCGTTGGGACAATATTTGGTTATTCATTATTTCCAGATTATTCTGGGCAAACAGATTTTATCTTTAATTATGGGTATTACGACTCACCAATAGTAACTTTAAATGGGTTAACATTAATTAATCATGTAGAATATGAATTATCATCAAATACATTAACTATAAGTGGTGGTACCGAATTAGATGACATAATTTCAGTAATTATTATTAGTAATGGTAATAACACACATGGGTTTACAAATGATATAATAGAAGTGTCATCACCAATTATTAGTGGTGTAACAAATAATCAAGGTAATAATATAGTATATTTTAATACTACCGAAAGTAAGTACGAGATATATACTACATTATCATCTAGTGTAAATGATAATATTGTTATCACATTAAATGGTTTAACGTTAGCACCAAATATAGATTATTATAAATCAATAACAAATCAAAAAAGAATTATATTAAATGGTGATTTAATGATTGATGATTTAATTAATATCTATTATAATAGTGGTGTTGAATATGTTGGTGATATTTTTACAAACACACCGACAATTTCTTGGGTGATAGCTAATAAACCAGAAAATATTAACGGTTTATTTACAATTGAAGTTAGTGATATATACGATACTAATTTCAATAATATATTATTTAGTGGGGAAACACAATATATTGAAAACCAAACAGTGTATTCATCTAATATATTACTTTCTGGTTTAGCCGGTACTAAATATATTTATAGAGTTAAAAATCAAAAAAATTACACTACAATCATTGGTGATACTATTACAACAATAAATTATAGTGAGATAATACCAATACAAATCCAAAGTAATGCTATTAATTCATATTAATTATTTACTTTCAATGTATTTATTATTAAAATAAGATTAAATAAATAGATAAAATGAGTTATATTATAAATTCAAACGACCCATTTGTTAGTGTTAAACTAACTGAAACTGGTAGAGAAAAATTAGCTATGGGTGGATTAAACTTCACTTATTGGGCTGTTGGTGATTCTGAAATTGATTATAATAGAGAAATTATTGTAGAAGATAACCCATCTGTTATAGCATTATCGGGTGCTAGTAAAGTATTAAGACCAAAGGACGTTCAACCAGATATTAAATATTTTGTATCAACTGGTACAAGTGTTTTAAATTCAATGACAAATATTAGAACTGTTAAAGCAATAATTAATAATAAAGCTGAAGAAAGAGGATTCTTTACTGGTACAACAGATAGTTATTTTACATTAACAACTAATGATTATATTAAATCAACTGGTGTAATAGAAAATACTAGTATGAGTGGTGGTACCGTAATTATAATAGAATCAGGATTAACTATTGGTGATTTTATTATGTTTAAAATAACTAACGATATTTTAGGTAATTTAGAAATAGATGCAAACGATGTTGCAGCACCAAATTTATGGTATAAAATCAAATCAATTAATAATGATGAAATAACTGTTGATAGAGAATTACCAAATATCAATTCTGGCGGTATTGTTGATATACAATATTATATATACCAATGTGGTGAAGTTAAAGATGTTTTTGGTACTGGAACAACATCAGCTTATTGGAACACAGGAACATTATCATTTGTAAATAATTGTACAGTTTCTATTAATGACTGTAAAGTGTGGTGTATGAATAGTGTGTGGAGTGAAAATATTGCTGGAATAACTGCAGTAACTTCTAGCTATGAAGATTATAAACGTTTTGGTTCATACCAATATTTAGGTGAAAAGGAAGCATATTTAGAATTTGGTTTAAATAATACAACAAATAATCAATTAAATACGGTAGTTTGTGATGGTACTAGTTCATTAGATACCGCAAGTAAATCACTAGCGTTAATTCATTATACTAATAACACAATTTCAAATTTCTATGGTGAGTTTTTCTATATTAATGGTGCTGAAGGTAAAATATTCGAAATTGAACTACCAACATTAATGTATCATAGAAGAACTGCTACATCTGGTAGTGGAACAACAATGGGTATGAAATTTATAGCTACTGGGTCAACCCAAATAGTTGGTGAAAGTCAAATACAATACGTTGATTTAATTGAAGACCCAACATTAGTAAATGGTAGAACACCATTAGTTATTGGTAGGGTTTATCCACAATTAAAAATTGTTTCAATACATGATGAGGAAATAATAGCGGCAATGTCTTATAAATCAAATAGAAACTGGACATTACCAAGTTTAGAGGCTAAAACTAAAGCTCCATCAGCTGGTTTAACAGAAGGTATTTTAGGTCGTGATGAAACAATATACTTAACATACGCTTTAGAAAATAATACTGGTTCTGGTTTAACAAATAGTTTAATATGTCAAAAATATACTAAAGTAACTAATAGTACGGCATCATCAAAAGATATCGAATTTATTTTAGAAGATGTTGATTTATTACCATATATGAGAAAAATTGAAAATAGTGGTTATGATGGTATTGGGTTTTATGCTTATAATTTTAAACTTTTATACCAAATAGTTAGTGATGTAAATACTAGACCATCTACAGATGCTTGGATAGAGGTTGATTTCACAAGTTCAGCTATAACAACAAATAGTGGTGAGACAATAAACCCATCATTATTAGAAAGTCAAACACCAGCAACAAATGGTTTTATATTGACCAATGCATTAGGTATTTCAAACTCTGGTAATATATATAGTCTGAATAATAAATTAAATATGCCCTTAAATTCAACACCGGAAGAGCTTAATTTTGGTGATGAAAGGTTTTTCTACGGTAATATTAAAACATATATCGGCTCATCAATATATAAAACTATTTTTTCAGTAAATTTAGGTGATAATTTTAATCAAACATCAAACCCAACTAAAGGTAATTCAGAAGTAGACCTTAGAGTTACAGAAGTTGGTATTTATGATACAACACAATCATTAGTAGCTATAGGTAAATTAAGTCAACCAATAGTATTAGCTAATGGTGAAACAATAACAATCGAAATGTCGTTAGATTTTTAAAATGGGATATATATCAAGTTCAACAACAATGACCGTTACAGCGAGACTAACTCCATACGGAAGAAAAAAACTTTTATCAACTAGTAATGTAGACTTTGTTTCATATTTTTCACTAGGTGATTCTGACGCTAATTACCAAACAATTAAAACCTTAAGTGGTGGTGAAGTACCGGGTGATGGTGGTAACTTAAATTACTATAGTGGTTCAACTAATAGTGTAACCAATAATATTAGTGTTAGAAATAAATTAATATATAATAGTGTTGGGGATTTATATAAACCTGTTGGTAGTGGGTCATTTGATGTTATTGAAAGTGTAGGTTATTTAGGGTTAACAACCATATCTGGTAATACATTAGAACAAAACATAGTTAATAAGTCAAATTATACAACTGATTCATTAGTTAATCTTTTCAATACATTTGGATTACCACTAAAAAATACTGATATTAATAAATATAATACATTAAATATTAATGGTGGTTATCTTGATACCGCTATTTCTGGGTTAGTAAATACTAATATTTTAGTTATTGCGATACCAAATTCACAATATGGTGAAATAATTGATGGAAAAACAATTAAATTAGATATAACAACAAGTGCTGCAACATATACTTGTTATGGTACATATCAAAGAAATTATACTAGTTATATAACACAAGATACTAATATTAGAGAAACATCTAGTGATATAACGCCAACAATTGGTGATAATATTACATTATTATTCTCAGATGTTATTAAACGACCTAATGGTACTATTACTAATAGTTGGGCAACCGGTTATGACGCAACTAAACCCTTTAGTCTTGGTAATAAGTCATTATTTAATTACACCACCAGTGTTTCACAAGGGTATACTGCTGATACTTCAGTAGGTGTAGCTTATTTAGATAAAGGGTTTATAGTTATAACACAACCAGAAATAGTTAATAGTTTTGTTGAAGGAATTGATTCAACAGCAACAACTATTTCATTTAATAGTATTGTAACAGATATTAGTCAATCAATAGTTTGCGATGCTCAAACAAGTGAATTTAGAAAATCTACCAACCCAACCTTTACTTATGGTGTTGATACACCTAAATTAACTGAAATTGGGTTATATGATAAAGATAAAATGTTAGTCGCAATAGCCAAATTGAGTGAAGCTCATCTACTTAACAATATGTATTTCAGAGTAGAGGTTAAAATCACGGTATAATAAATATTTAAAAAAAGTTTTATGATTTTAGGATTAGATGTGTCAACAAAATGATTTTCACAATTTTTAATATATTTATAATATATGGAAAATGTGAAAGTATATATTTATGGTTTAATTGACCCTATTAATAATGAAATAAGATATGTTGGTAAAAGTGTGAATCCAATAATGAGATTAAGAAAACACATCTCAGAACGATTTAAACATGATAGTTATAAAGATAGGTGGATTAGAAAAATAATTAGTAATGATACTAAACCTGAAATAATAATTATTGATGAAGTTTTAAATGATAATTGGTGTTTTTGGGAACAATTTTATATTTCGTATTTTAAAATGGTTGGTGCTAGACTAACAAATTCTACCATTGGTGGTGACCAACCACCATCAACTAAAGGTAGGAAACATAGTGATGAAACTAAGAAGAAAATGTCTCAAAATAAAAGTGGTAAACCAATTCCATGGTTAAATGAAAAACCTAGGTCCGTAGAACACCAAAATAATTTAACTAAATCATTAAAGGGTAAAAAATCAGAAAAAACTGGTAAGACATATGAAGAAATTTATGGTGTTAATGAAGGGATTAAATTAAAGGTTAAATTAAGTGAAGCACACAAAGGTAAATATTCAGGTGATAAACATCCAATGTATGGTAAAGAACATAATAAAGAAACGAAAAATAAAATAGCTAAAGCTTTACATAAAGAAGTTATTCAATTAGATTTAGATGGTAATATAATTAAAATTTGGGAATCAATAAAGGAAGCTCAAATAGGTGTTAATATTAAAAGTGGTATTACTAAAGTTTGTAACGATAAACAAAAAACAGCTGGTAATTATAAATGGGAATATAAAAATTAAAAATATGGAAGATAAAACGTTTGAAGATAAAATTAATAAAGGGAAAAATTTTATAATGGGCCTAGATGTGTCAACAAAAACAATTGGAGTTTCTTTATTTGAAGATAAAGGTAGAAAAGGTGAATTAAAATTATTACATCATATTGCACCAAAGGTTAAACCGAAGGTTGAAAGTAAAATGGAAGAATTATTCATTAAGTCAAACATATTTCGTGATGAATTTTTGATGAAATATACTGATATTGGTATTAAAAAGATTATAATTGAGGAACCATTATTAGGGTCTAATAATGTTAATACAGTAGCTACATTATTACGATTTAATGGTATGGTTAGTAAAGCATGTTACGATTTACTTGGTATAGTACCTGAATTTATATCATCATATGATGCTAGAGCATATGGGTTTCCAGAATTAATGCAAAAAAGAACTGAAGATAAAAAAGGTAATAAATTCACTCCAGCTGCTATTGCTAAGAAAGACCCGGTTTTATTTGGTGGTTATGCTTATGATATTGATAAAAAAGAGGTTATTTGGAAAAAAGTATTTGATTTGGAACCACAAATAATTTGGTTATACGATAAAAACAAAGTCTTAATGAAGGAAAATTACGATATGACTGATGCATATGCTGCAGTTATGGGTAAAATGAGAAAAGACGGTTTATGGGACTAATATTTGGTTCCGGATATAAGTTTACAAAAGTATTTAGTTTCTTTAGAGATACAACGACAAAATTTTCTGGTATACCATTACAACCAATGTATGAACCGAAAAGAACTAGTAGATTTCTAATTAATTTCAGGAATATTGACGAATTTTTTATATCTAGTATAAGTAAACCTAAATATAGTGAAAAATGGGAAGATATTATTATTGAATTGTATGACCCTATACATCCATCTATGTCACAATATTTATATAATTCATTACCTAAAAAAAGGAGTATTTTTACTAGAGGACCTTTATTTTCTTTTAATATTAAAAGTTTGGATGTGACTGGTGTTGTAATTGAAGATTGGTTAATTAATGTTAAAAGGATTAAATTGATAGATTTTGGTGAATTATCTTATGAAAATGATGATATACAAACCATAAAGATAGTCGTTGAACCATTAAACTGTATATTAACTTTTTAATACTTATCGTTTTTCTGTTTTAACCAAATATCTTTACCTATTTTATGTACCTTATTAATCATATTTTTAGTTAATGGTTGTTTTAACGCAAACCAAGTCGATTTATCATTTCTAACATAACCTTTCCATAAATATGGAAACCCAAACCACCTATCATTATCGGTTACCGGTATATTAAATTCAATTACATATACAACATCGTCTTCATCTTGTGGGGTTGCGTGAAATAAAGCACTATTTAAATCAGTTGAAACCATATACCACGAAGCACTATTATAATTACTAGTTTTATCAACTAAACCATTATTCAAAATATTATTTAAATGTTTTGAATTAGTACCATGATATACAGTTAATATATTATTATCATATTCTAATAATCGTTCACGAAGTAATTTACTTAAATTCATATTTAATTTTTATATAAATATCTAAAAATATTGTTACTTTTATTTTTTTTTAGTATCTTTGCAGATAATGAGCTCGTTTATAGTAGATATATTATCCGATTTTTTAGGTGAACCTAGGAAACATACAGAAGAAAAAGGACAAATTTCTTTTGACTGTCCAGCCTGTGCTGCAGATAAAGATTTAATTGGTGGTGACGGTAAGGGTAACTTAGAAGTAAATTACGAAAAGGGTGTTTATAAATGTTGGTCTTGTAAGGACACCAACCATATGAGTGGGTATATACCATCGTTAATTAGGAAATATGGTCAGAAAAAACATCTAAAACAATACCTTATAATAAAACCAGATTCCAAAATAGATAAATATGGTTCTGAAGAAAAGCAATTAGTTGAGGTTAAATTACCAGAAACTTTTTTATCACTTAAAGATAAATACATTTACGATAGCAGATACCAAGAAGCTATGAAGTATTTAAAAGGAAGGCGTATTACACAAGATATAATAGATTATTATAACATTGGGTATACAAGTAGTGGTAAACATTTTTTACGTGTTGTAATACCATCGTATGATAGTTGTGAAGAATTAAATTATTTTGTTGGCAGAGCATTTTCTTGGGTTAAACCAAAATACATGAATGATGAAAGTGATAAAAGTTTTATAATATTTAACGAAAATAAAATAAAATGGGATGCGACAATTTATTTAGTTGAAGGACCATTTGACCACATTGTAACACCTAACTCAATACCGTTATTAGGAAAATATATATCAGATTTATTATTAGAAACATTAATTACTAAAGCAAAGGGTAATATAGTCATTGTATTAGATGCTGATGCCGAGAAAGATGCTGAAAATTTATATAAACAATTATTTTATACACCAATAGGTCATTTAGTTAAGATAGTTATATTACCACGTGATTACGATATCGCTAAAATTCACCAAGATTTTGGTAGGAAGGAAGTAATTAAAGTATTACGAACAGCTAAGAGGTTAACCCGGTTTAAATATTAAGTTAACTTAGAGAATTTACTTAATAAAATCTTATTTACCTTATTTTTCATAAAACAAATATCACTATTAGCTTTATTTCTAAAACATTCTAAATCTGGGTCGTTAGATAGACGATTATATACATTATTAATTAATTTATTTTTCCTATCAGCTACTGGTGAATAAATATGACCTATATAATTTATAACTGCTTTATGAATCTTATAACCTAAGCCTAAACTTTGTAATGATTTAGCTAATTCTATATGCATATGATTTAACCCATCAGAATCAACTGAAATCATCACGTATATACCTTCAGAAAATTTACCATACGGTAAAATAATACGTAAAAAGTCATTACTTTTTCTAGAAACTTTAATTTCAGTCCAATTAATATTTTTAAGTAACTCTTTAGTTTTATTATCTATTTTAAGTTGTTTAACTGTTTGGTATGCCATATTATCCATATCAGCATCTGTGAATGAGCTAATATCTATATCGTTGTAGTCATCATAGTATTCTCTAAGTAATTTTTTAATATAGTTATCCATTAAGTTCTTTTTACATAAATATCTTGAAATAATATAAAATATTATATATCTTTGTTATTAATTAAATAGAAATATGTATAAATCAAAGGTAGTATTAGAACCAATAGCTCATAAATATCATCATATTGAAACTGGTGAAATTTTTACATCAGTTACTACTGTAATATCAAGTATAGAACACGAATTTGATACAGAAGCTGTAGCAACTGCAATATCAAAACAATCTGATTTAGACCCAAAGAAAAATAAGGATTATATTGGTATGTCTAAAGATAGGTTAATAGCTTATTGGCAAGAAATTAATGATACTGCAAATGCTTATGGTACACACGTACACGAAGTACTCGAAAAATATTTATTAGCTAAAAAATGGTTTTTCCCGGATAATGATTTTGATGTTAGGGTTTGTCGTGCATTTGATGAATTAGAATTAGATGAAGGTATTCAAGTACACCCAGAACTAGCTTTATTTTCAGAAGAGTATAAATTAGCTGGTACATCGGATTTAGTTATAGACATAGATGATGTATTTTTTGATGTTGGTGATTTTAAAACAAATAAAGTTTTTAACTTTTATTCACAATACAAACAAACATTAAAACAACCATTTTCACATTTACAGGATTGTCAATTTGTGGTATATACACTACAATTAAGTGTATATGCTTATATGTATGAGGTTTCAACTGGTAGAAAATGTAGACAATTATATGCTTTATATTTCGATAAAAAGACTGAGAAATTCTCTAAAATAAATTTGATGTATATGAAACATGAGGCTGAAAAGTTATTAAAACATCATAAATATCAAATGGAATTAGCTGGTAAATAACATGGATTTTATTGATTATAAAACCAAAAATTTTAGTTTTAAATATGATTATATTCTATTTGATTCAAATTCATGGGATTATAAACAATGGGTTGGTAATAATTTATACAATCAAATGAATTGGAATAAAACTTTATTAACTAAAATAAATCAACAATCAGCTAAAATTTTTAAGAGTAGTGGTATAATGGGTGGTACTAATATTTTAACTCATCATATTCTTGCTCCACTTTTTTATGAGTTTGAATATTATAATGCTGAATCATCAATATTATGTGGTCGTTACGAAGTACAGTTTACAAATAATATTGAAAATAATATAATAAAAATTTATAACATATATAACGAAAAACTAATTAAAATAAAAAATTATGACTATTAAGAAAAAAATTTTTTTTGACACCGAATTTACTGGTTTGCATCAAAAAACAACATTAATATCGATTGGTTTAATATCTGAGTGTGGTAAAACATTTTATGCTGAGTTATTTGATTATGATGAATTACAAATAGATGAATGGATTAAAACAAATGTAATAGAAAATCTAATACTAAAAGAAGACCCTTGGACTACAATAGAAGATAAAAAAACGGGTGATATACAACATTTTGGAGATATAGATTCATTACACATTGAATTAATTAAATGGTTGGACCAATTTGGGGAAATTGAAATGTGGTCAGATTGTTTAACATATGATTGGATGTTATTTAACCAAATATTTGGTCATGCATTTAACATACCTGAGAACGTATATTATATTCCATTTGATATTTGTACATCTTTTAGAGAAAAAGGTATTGACCCAGATATTTCAAGAGAAGAATTTGTTGGTGAAATTACAATACCACGTAAATTTAAAAAAATTAAACATAATGCAATGTGGGACGCTTTTATTATTAGAGAATGTCATAACAAATTAAATAATATTAAGTAAGTATGGTGACACTAGAATTGATTAAAAATATTGCATTGTTATTAGGTATTGTCGATTTTTTAGAATATATCTCATATATATGGGGTAGATACGGTATACAGAAATCTATATCAATTTCATTTTATGATTTAGAATGGAGATATAGGAACACATTTCGTTTTTTCATTTGGATATTAGCTACGGCCATTATATTAAGTGGTATTGGTTGGGGTAGCCCAGCATTTTTAATATCGGGTTTGTTATTATCTTTAGTTGGTATATTTAGTAGAATACAAACTAAATGGAAATTTATCATTCACATGGTGGGTGCTATTGGTGGTATATTAGGGTGTTATATTGGTATAACATTATTAAATTTTAATCTTGGATTAATTGTAGGTGGGTTTATATTAATTGAAACACTTATATTATATTTAATCGGTAATAAAGAACATATGATTTGGAATATAGAAGTGATATGTTTCGCTAATCTAATGAGTACATTACTACTTATGAATAATTATTTACATATATAATGATAAAAAAGGTAATACATATTTCGGACCTTCATGTTCGAACATTTAAACGACACGAAGAATACCAAGAAATTTCTGTTGAATTCTTTAAAAGTGTTAAAAAAGAAATTAGTGGTTTTTCTAAGGAAGAGATTAGAATAGTTATAGTAGGTGATTTGGTTCACCAAAAAATAACTATATCTAATGAACAATTAACTTTTATAGCTTGGTTTCTTAAACGATGTGCTAAGTTAGCACCTACAATAATTATAGCCGGTAATCACGATTTATTAGAGAATAATAAAGATAGATTAGATAGTTTAACACCAGTAATAACATTAATGGATAACCCAGATATTAAGTTTTATAAGGAAAGTTTATGTTATGTTGACGATAATATTGTTTGGTGTAATTATTCTATTTTTGAAGAGAATAAAAGACCTGATATCGAGGCTGCAAGACTTGAAAATCCAAATAAAACATTTATTGGTTTACTTCATGCACCAATGGTTGGTGCAACAACAAATTTAGGGTATGAATTTGAAGATGGTGTAGAAGTAGACAATTTTGATGGTTGTGATATTGTAATGTTGGGTGATATTCATAAAAGGCAACAAATAAATAAAGATAATGTACCTATTTGGTATCCATCTAGTTTAATACAACAAGATTTCGGTGAAAGTATTAGTAAACATGGTTACTTATTATGGGATATTGAAACTAAGGTACCTGAAGAAAAGGATATTATATCAGAATACGGATTCTATAAATTTAAAATATCATCACTAGATGATATAGAAAATAACGGTGAAGAATTATTAAACCCGTAAACTATGTCTAGTATACACGATGAAATATTACAATATTGTAATGCGAATAATATTACTGATATTGAAGGTTTTAAAGATAAATTATTAAAAAGGGCCTTTACAATAGAAAAATATGGGTATAAACCAGAAATGTTCCAAGGTAGAACAAACCCAACAATAGCTAATGAAATAATACCAGTAATAAGTTTATCACCACCAGTACCTATTCTTGATTTACTTATTAATCCGGACATTAATCCGGACAAACAGGACATTATTATTAAAAAAGATAAAAACAATTTAAAGACAGATATATACGATGAGTAAAATAGATATACCAAATAAAGCATCACTTAGAATATATTGGGATGATAAACCAGAGAAGTATTCAAGAGAAGATAGAAATAGAGTTAGAAATTATTTTTCGAATAAATATGGTGTTCCAAAAAATTCGGTAAATGTAATTTTTAGACCTGTTAAAAAAGACAAAGATGGTAATATCATTCAATTAACTGGTGTAGGGATTGAAAATATTATGGATATTAATTATCAACATCAGTTATTTAAAGAATGGATAGCCCGTGAAAATAAAATAGTTGATTTTGATAGATTACTAGCGTTAGATAAGAAAGTTAATGATTCAATTGATTTTAAACAAAATGAATTCGATTTTAGGACATGGAGTTTAAAACACTTAGTAATTAATAATTTTTTATGTTTTGGTGAAGATAATAATATACCATTTAGTAAATTAAAAGGTATTAATGTTATCACATCAGAGCCATTAAATCAAGGTGGTAAAACAACGTTTAGTATTGATGCGTTACTATTTTTATTCTTTGGTACAACAACAAAAACAGATAAAAACGAAGATATATTTAATCAATTTAGTAGTAGTAATGAATTATCTGTTAGGGGTATGGTAGATATTAGTGGTGATGATTTCATTATTGAAAGACTTATGACTAGAAGCCCTAAAAGAGACGGTAGTGGGTATACAATAAAAAATACTGTAAACTATTATGAAATTTTACCAGATGGTGAAGAAAAATTATTAGATGGTAAGGATGGTATTGAAACAACTCAAAGAATAATTGAGACTATTGGAACCGAAAGTGATTTCATGACCACAATAGTAGCCACAGGTAAAAATTTAGAAGATTTAATAGATACTCAAGCGACTGCTAGAGGTAAATTATTAACTAGATTTATTGGGTTGGAGATTATAGAACAAAAAGAACAAGCTGCTAGAGATATGTATAATGCGTTTAGTAAAACAATGAAATCAAATCATTATAATATTATTGACCTTGGACATGAAGTTGATGAACATGGAGAAAATATTATATCCATTGGTGTTGCATTAGAAACAAATGAAACTAATCTAAAAAGAATTAATGAAGAATTGGTTGTATTAAATAGTCAAAAAGAAAAATTATTAACCAGTAAACAAGAAATTGATGATGCTATAATACAATTAGACCCAAATAAAATAAATCGTGATATAGATGAAATTATTGCAAAAGGTAAATTAGAGGCTGTTAATCTAGAAACATATAGTAAAAGAATAACTGAAATAGGCGATGTGGTGTTTGATGAATTAATATACGAAGATACTTTATCACAACAAAGAAGCTCTAAATTAGATAAAGAAACTAGTGAGAGGGAGATAACACGACTTGAAAATTTAAATATTGAATTAAGAGATAGTGAAATATGCACTATGTGTAAAAGACCATTAGTTGGTATTGACCACACTGACCACATAAGTGAAAATTCTACCAAAATAGACACACTTAAAAAAAATATTAGTGAATATATTAAAAAATTAAGTAAATTATCTGAAGTTTTAACTGTTATGAAACAGTCTAAAGAATTATCTGATGAAAAAGATAAATTAGAATTAAAAAAAGACCGATGTGATGTAGTTATTAATTCATTAAGGAATGATTTAAAAGCTAAAAGGAATGATTTAAACAAATATAATCTAAATAATAGTGCGATAGAACTTAATCGTCAATTAGATGTTGAAATTATGGGTGTTAATGGTAAAATTCAACGTAATGAAGGTGACCGTGATATTACATTAAATAAAATACAAAAATGTAAAGCTGATATTGAACAAAATAAGGTTGAAATCGAAAATAAAACTAAAATAATTGAGGTTATTAAGAAAGAAGATAAGGTTGAACAAATTTATAAGATTTATATTGATATGGTTGGTAAAAAAGGTATTAGTAAACTAGTATTACGTACTGTATTACCATTAATTAACTTTGAATTACATCGTTTATTAGATGAAGTAACTGATTTTGATATTGAATTGGAAATTAACTCTAAAAATGACTTAGATTTCATTATAATTAAAGATGATGTTCGTAAGTTCCTTAAATCTGGTTCCGGGTTAGAGAAAACAGCTGCCTCATTAGCATTAAGATGCGTTTTAAGCCGAGTTTCTAATTTACCTAAACCAAACTTCATCGGATTTGATGAGGTCTTAGGTAAGGTCGCAAATGAGAATTTAGATTATATGAAATTATTATTTGATAAAATTAGAGATATGTTTGATATCGTTTTATTAATAACCCACAACCCAATAATAAGAGATTGGGCCGATAATATTATTACTATTAAAAAAGTTAACAATATTTCAACAATTTCTACTAAATAAAGTTGCGAAATAGTAAAAAAGTTAGTATTTTTAAATAAAAAGAATATGAAATTTACAAATTATTGTTTAATAATGTTGGGTGATATTAATGGTGGTAAAGATGAGATAACAAAAATTTCAGAATCATCAGTTAATCTATTACAAGCTAAAGGTTTAATAATAGCAACATTTTCAAGTGCCGTTTCGGTAAATGAATTAAATGACTATTTCAAGTTGAATAATAGGAGTTTTATTTTATTCGAAATGAATCGTGGTTCCTATGCAGCATTTATTAATGATGGTAAAGATACGAATGAAAAACTTTTTGAGAAGATAATTAAAAATAACCCGGATATTCTAGAAGATATGAGTGTTAAATTACTTAAAGATATAGTTACTTCACTTAAAGATATAAAACACGTATCTAAATATAGTGGTACATCGGTTAGTGATGCTATTATAGTCACAGATGATAAAATTATGGTGGAATCAATAAAAAAAATGAGTAGTAATGAAAAACAAGTTGAAATTAATAAATTGATTGATAAAGGGTTAGACAAACTAACTGATTATGATAAAAAATATTTATCGTGTTTAACAAAAAAATCTTAGTAAAACTATTGACTTTATCCAATATACATAGTATATTGGGTGATATTCATGTTATATTGAGTATAAATAACAATAGTTATAAGATTTTATGAATGTCAAAAAAATTTATTAATGGAAATGATGATACTTTATCAAGGTATTTTAAGGATATAAAAAAAACTAATTTATTAACACCTGAAGAAGAAGTTGCGTTAGCTATTAGAATACAAGATGGTGATGCTAGTGCTATAGAAGAATTAGTTACAGCAAATCTTAAATTTGTTATTTCCATAGCAAAGGAATACCAATACCAAGGAACAAATATTAATGATTTAATCAATGATGGTAATGAAGGATTAATTAAAGCAGCGATTAAGTTTGACCATACGAGAGGTTTTAGATTTATATCATATGCTGTATGGTGGGTTCGTCAATCTATTATACACGGATTAAACTGCAATTCAAGGTTAATTAGATTACCAGCTAACGTTATTAATAGTTTAAATCAAATTAAGAAGAATATTGACCGTTATGAGATAACTCATGAGCATGGTCCATGTATTGGTGAATTAGCTGATATAAAATTAAGTGATTTAGTTTTAAATGAACGTCCAACATCTTTAAGTACTATCATAAATGAAAGTGGCGATGAGTTAATTGAGATTTTTAATTATGAAACATACGAAACTGAAAAAGATGAAGAAAGTGATAAATTAATAAGAAAAGAGTTAGATAAAATGCTGGCCGACCTTACTAATAGAGAAAAAGACATCATTATTTTATATTTTGGATTAAATGAATTATACGAGCCAATGACTTTAGAAGGTATTGGTGAAAAATATAATTTAACTAAAGAACGAATTCGTCAAATTAAAGAAAAGGCTATTAGAAAGTTAAGACATAATATGACCGATTTATATAATTTAATATATAATGAAAAAGAATAAATTAAGGCCTCAACTGAGGCCTTTTTTATGTTAATAAACTTTACAAAAGAATAATATATGTTTATATATTTATAATAAAACTTTAAATTATGAAAAAACTTAGAAATTTTTTAAATGAATATGGGATGGTAATTATAGTACCATTAATATTTATCATGTTCTTTAGAACATGTTCAACAAATAGTAAAATAGAACAACTATCTGTAGTGAATAAGAAAGCTATTGATTCAAATGCTGTAGCTATAGAAAAAATCAATAAAACAATTAAAATAGAAGGTCTTAAAACGGAAAATAGATTTATTCAAGCAACGGATAGAAAATTATTAGATGTTAATCGTCAAAGTGATATTGAGAAGGAAATAAATAAATTAGAAAATAAATAATTATGTATAGTAGTATTAGAAATTGGTTCACAAATAATTATAAGACAATCATAAGATTATCTTATATTATACCTATATTATTCGTTGCATTTGTATCGATATCACACGTTATAACTTGGTATTCAATGACAAATCCGATGAGCTGGGCAATATATTTATCGGTTGGTATTGAAATAGCGGCTTTAAGTGCTTTAGCTGGATTAGCGGTTAAAAATAATAAAGCAATATACCTACCATTTATAATAGTAACATTTATTCAATTAATAGGTAATATGTTTTTTGTATTTCAATATGTTGATGTAACAAGTAAATTATTTAAAGATTGGGTTATATTAGTTGACCCATTATTCAGTATGTTAAGTATGGTAGATACTGGTGATATTGATGGACATAGAAGGTGGTTAGCAGCATTTGCTGGGGCTTTATTACCAATAATATCACTATCATTCTTACATTTATTAGTTAACTTTAATGATAAAGAAGGTGATGAATTAAAAGTAGAAACCACTGACCCAATACCATTTCCCGAAACACCAATAAATGATGAACCAAAGGGTGTATCATCAGATATTGAAGAAATTGATTATTTTAATGATGAAAACATTATGAATTTGTTACAACCAGAACCGGGGTTTTCTAGTACGGGAAAAAGAATATTCAAAGTTCCTGTTGGTAAAATGTCGGAAGATGAAGCTAAAGAAATTGCGAGAGAATTTATTAATGATATAAAAGAAGTTGAACCCGTTAATGAAGATTTTTTTATCCCTGTTAAACAAACCGAAGAAATAATTGAAGAACCGGTAATATCTGATGATGTTATCGATGTTGTGGATGAGGTTTCTACTGATGTTGTAGATGAAGAACCGGTAATATCTGGTAATGAAGTCGTAACTGATAGTGTAACACCACACCAAAATATTAAGTCTACACCAGTAAATAATAACCAAATCATGAGAGTTGGACCACATAATGAGAAAAAAACTATATTTTTTAGAGATAAATAATGGTTGAAACTGATATTAAAATAGATGATGTAAGTTATAAATTACCTAAATGTAATTATCGTAGGTCGGCTAAAAAAAAGTCACAAATAGTTGTAGGTAATTCATTTTCTAGTGGTATGAACCATTATAATGGTTGGTTAACTAGATATTATGGTGAATATAAAAAAACCGCTGCGTTTACTATAAGTAAAGATGGTAATATATATCAGCATTATGACCCGAAATATACTTCAGATTTTTTAAATAATAAAAATCTTAATGACCATATAATTCCTGTAGTTATGGAAAATAATGGGTGGTTAATTAATGATGTATTAAATGGTGTGGTAACAACATGGGTAGGTAATGAATATAATGATATTGATACTATGTTTAAAAGACTTTGGAGAACACATGAATATTGGGATGGGTATACAGATAAACAAATTGAATCATTAATATATCTTTCGAAATATTTATCAAATAAATTTAAGATACCGTTACAAACAATTGGACACAACACAAAAGTTGATGATATTTATGAATATCGTGGTATTGTTTTCAAAAGCAATTATCAAAGACAGAGCACGGATTTAAGTCCGGCTTTTAATTACGAATTATTTAAAAATAAATTAGAAAACTATGAATAATATAGACGAACATGACATGACTAAAAGAATGTTAAACATTATTAGAGAAAACGCAACGAATGACGCTATTGATGTTACAGGTCCTGAATTAAAAGAAGAACAAGCACAATTTATGCAAATTGTATCAAAATCGGTCCAATTTAATGTATTTAAGGTATATCCTAATGCACGTAACGCTGTATTATCCGGTACAATACCAGATTTAAATATGGAATTCCAATGTACATTAGAAGGTATTAATGGCCTATATATTAATGTTAATAATATGCAATTAAGTGATGATTCAATGGAAGTGTTACAACACTTAACTGGTTACTATAAACGTTGGCATGATGATTGGGCTCAAAAGTTAGCAACCGATTATAAACCAAAATTATAAATTAAAAAAGTTTTATTATGTCAGATATTAAAGAAGAAATTGAAAAAAAAGCTGTTAGTTGGTTTAATACTGATAAACAACGTAATACTTTATTAATTATGTTAATTGGTATGAGTATAATATTGTTTTTTAGTCTTAGGAGCTGTAGTACTAATAAAAACGATTTACAGATAAGTAATCAAAATAATAAAGCGTTATCTGATTCGGTAAGAGTATCTAAAAATAAAGTTGGTCAATTAGAAGCATCTAAAAATGTTTTAATTACAGAAAAAAATGGTCTTAAAGAACTTAATGCTGATTTAGCTTCAGAACTTAAAAAAGAAAAAGGACGTGTATATGAATTAAATAAATTTATATTAGGTATTAAAAATAAACCGGGTGATACCATTAAAATTACAAATACTGTAATTATTTATCCTAATGGTGAATATGGTTTAGCTTGGCATCACGATACAATATATAGTGCAAATAATAGTAGAAATATTATAGGTGTAAGTAAATTTAGATTAAAAGATTCAACCGTGATACCAACTCAAACATTAATTACAAAAGATGAAATTAATTTTAGTTTAGTTACAGGTTTAAGAGAAAAGGGTGATAATTTAGAAATTTTTATTAGGTCAGATTATCCGGGTTTTAATGCTTTAAATATTGATGGTGCTATTATAGACCCTAAAAAAAACCCTGTGTTTAATAAATATGTTGTACAGAAAAAATGGGGTGTTGGTCCTTATTTAGGTGTTGGTATTGGTTCTAATTTAAAACCATCGTTACAAATAGGTATTGGTATTCATTATTCGCTTTTAAGATTTTAATTATGTCATTCGGTGAAGGTTATAAATCTAAAAAAGATTTAACATTTAAAGACCAAAAGAAATTATTGTCAGAATTACAAGAAAAAATTGAAAAAGCTTGTAAAATAATGCATGACGCAACTAGGAATGGTAGTGCTAATTTTATTATATGTTCTGGTGAATTTGCTAAAGCTTTTAATGATTTAAAAAATAATTAATGTTTGGGTTAGGTTATAAATCACGAAGAAAATTAAGTTTTACAAACCCAACATTATCGGAAGGTTTAGTTTGGATGCCATATATTCCAGTACAAACTACTCCAGTTATGTGTGATGTGGGTTTACACCATCTAGATTATTATACTCTCGATATGAATTAACAGAGTTAAACGATAATTACTATAATTTATTAGTTCAACCAGAAACTCCAGTAGAACACATTACAATTAATATGACTATATAATTACCTTTTTTATATCTTTTTACATATTTATTATAAAAGAAAATATGTATCAAAACCTAATTAAACAAAGATTGAGTGAAACTTTCTCTAAGGAAGAAAAGGACCAAATTAAAGATGAGGTTACTAAAACCATTAAATCATCAGATTTAAAAGACATTATTTCTAAATTAGTTTCAAAAGAAATTAAAGGGAATAAGGATTTAGAGAATCAAACCGTTGATATTACCAGAAACGTAATAACTCAGTTATTCAAAGCTTTATGGGTAAAAAAAGGTTTTTGGCAAACAATGTTAAGTAATAAATCTTCATAAATATGAAAAAAATTAAAGTAACCGAGAATCAAGCAAAGATGCTTCAAATGTTTGATACACCAAAAAATATTAAAATAACAGAAAGACAACTTAATCTAGTGTTAGAATCATTGGGTCAACAAGTTAGTAGTAATTTTAAAAAATACGGTAAACAAATCAAAGGGTTTAGGGTTGAAGCAGCACAAACACCATTAGTGTATAATCAACAAATTGTTGAATTATACGATTTCGCAAAAGAAATTATTGAATTTTTAAAAGGTTTAATGATAAAACCGGGTGAAGCTGGTTTTACTCCAGTATGGGAACAAATGGGTAGTACTAGAAACGATGTGTATAAATTAATGCGTGATTTAGGTATTGTTAGTATTGTAGAGAATGGTAGTGGTAAAGAATTTAGAGTTATTAGAAAAAATTTAAAACGTAAAATTAAAAATTTATACGATTCTTTGACTCAAAATAACAAACCTGTAACGGATATTGATGAAGATAGTGGTTATTACCCATCTGGAGCAGAGAACGACCCAAGTGCACCGTATAATGATAATTCAGAATACACTCAAAGAAAGAAAGTCCCAATTACATATAAAGTTATATATTATAATCCAGAAATAGCTATATTAGAAAATAATGGTGGGTTATATTATTTTTATTATGAGAATATAGATGAAAAAGACTTCATTGATTATTCTGAGGTACCGTATGAGCATACTAGAGATGGTTATGAATATTACGATTTCGATATTGATGGTGAGGCAATACAAGGGTATGTAAATGATAATATTAAACATTTGAGTATGGGTAGTGGTTTAGATGATTTCGAACAAGGTGTTGATTTCATTAAAATTGATAAAGAAGTTAAAGATGCTATTTTAAGTACTTGGCCTAACGAAAAATTAGCTGAAGTATTATCACAAGTTATCGAAACAACTGGTGCCGCTGGTTCTTCTGGTGCATTTGTTGGTAAATTACAATTAGGTGAGTTAGAAACAACTACTACAATTAATCAAGATGGGTATTTATTTTTTATACTTAATAGAGATGATAGAAAAATTTTAGGTGGTAATGAGTATAAAGAAGATGCGGTTGATTATTTTAATGAGTTAAAAGAAATGTACCCAGATAAAAATATAGGTGTTTACACATTAAAATATTTAGTTAGTAAAGGTATAAATCCTAATGATGACCAACAATGGAGTACAAATAATGGTATTAAAGAAACAACTGTTGCTGGTGCTAGTGGTGATGGTGGTAGTTCTGGACCATATATACAACCTAAAATTTGGGCTAAAAGTAAAAAAGACCATAAGTTAGCTAGAAAATCATTTTGGCCAAATGGTAAAATGGTTGGACAAGATACGGAGAATGCGATTGAAGGTATTCACGAGGATGCACAATCAGATACCCAATACCCTAAAGGTGAGTTTGTTAAATTAGATGATTGTACTAAATTAAATAATAATAAAGAAGCACAAAATGGTGGGTGTAGTCAAGGTTCTGTAGATAATGTAGTTAAAATGAAATCTTCTAAAAATTCAGTAATTTCTAAAGAAGGTATTTACAATGAAATAGCTAAAAAGACTGGTAAAACGATAGAAGAAGTTACTTCAATAATTTCAAACTATAAGAAACCATTAAAATAATGAAATTTATAATATTTATTTGATATTTATAATAAATGAATAAAACTTTTGTAAAAATATATACTATGCAAGAATCTATTAAGAACCAATTACGTAATCGTTTTATCAGTGAAGGTAGTGTACCGGGTATTGATGTAACTAAAAAAGTACAAGGTGAAGAGGGTAAAGTTAATAAAGCTGCCCAAACTGAAATTGGGAAAAAATTTGGTGAATATGATAAAGCAACTGGTAGTAAAGCTAAAGATGCTATTGTACCACCTAAACGTGAATTAAGTAAAAAAGAAGAAGAAATTCATAACACATCTGAACTTGATGGTGGTATGGAAGACTTACAATATGATAGTGAAGTTAACCCTACATTCAAAAAAAGACAAGAAATGGCTATTGAGGGTGATTCTAAAATGGGTAATGAAACTAAAACTGGTAAATGGAATCCTAAAACTGGTGAGGGTAATGGTAATACAGAACCTGTGTGGGGTGCATCTAATGCTGATTTTGGTAAAAATTTAGTTAAACAAACTAAAAAAACAAAAGAACTTAAAGATAATATCCCAGCTCTTAGACAATTCGGTAATGATATTGAATCTGCTAAAGGCAAAACAATTGGCTCTACTAAAAAAGTTGCAGTTGAAAATACAGAAAATAAAACTACTATAAAAGAAGATAAAATGAAAAGACTTAAATTTAAAAGTCCATTTAACGGAATGGAAAAAGCATTAACACTTATTCCAGAAGGTTATAGAGTGGATAATAAAGAATTTGAAATGACTGATGGTAATGAGACATATCGTGTTAGATGGGAAGGTTCTTTAACCGAAGGTCAGGCTATTGTATTACGTGGCGAAAATAAAACATTGGTTAACGAAGATATGGCTAAAATTAAACATTTATTCAATTATAAATCTAATGATACTTTAGGTATTGTTAAAGGTCAAGCTAGAATTGATGAAAACAAAGAATTTGGTAATGTTTGGTCTAAAACAAAATCTCTTAGATTACAAGAAGATGTTGAAAAGACTATTAAAGGCTATGGGTTAACTGAAAGTGATTTAAAATTAAATTCAGATGCTTTAGCTCAAAAATTAGTTGAAACTAAACAAATAGATAATAAAGAGGCTGCAACTAAAGAAGCATTGTGGTTATTAAAAAATAAATAAACAATGAAAAGACTTAAATTTAAAAAACCATTTAACGGTTTCGGCAATGTATTAAACCTTATACCAGAAGGTTATAGAGTAAATGGAATAGACGCATTTGAAATGACTGATGGTAATGAAACATATCGTGTTACATGGTCAGATGGTAAAGGACATATATTAGAGGCATCTGATAAAACAATGGTTAGCGAAAGCCTTGGTAGATTAAAAGAGTTAATGAAATATAAATCAGAAACTACTTTAGGTACCGCTACTGGTAAAGAACGTTTAGCAGAAAATGAAATTTTAACTAAATCATTAATGACTGAAAATAACCAAGGTATTGGTCAAGATAAAAACGGTAAAATGGCACCTATGAATATGGGTGATGCAATTGGTAATTTCCTTAATAACCCTAAACATAAATCACCTGAAGAAAACACGCCTAAGAAAGGTGATTATAATAATGGTGAAGGTTATGAAAAAGAATCTAGAGCACAAAAATATGGTATTCATGGTGAATCAGAAGATTCTGGTGAAGATAAATTAAAAACTGATATTGATGAGCCGGGTAAAGAAGGTGGTGCGGTAGAATTATCTGATGAAGTTAAAACCGCTTTAGAACAGTTATTAATAGCTAAACTTGGAGAAATTAAAGATGATGATATCCATGATTTCACTGAAAAAAGAGGTTTAAACACTCATAATGTCGAGGCATATATCTATAAATTAGCTGGTGAAGCGTTAAAAGCTAAAGCTATAAAACAAGGTGACTCAGATAAAAATGAAGATATGACTGAAGAAAAAGCAAAGGTTAACATTTATGCTAATAAAGATAAACATAAAGAATTAGCTAAAATGGTCTCAAGTAAAGAAAAAGTTACAACTAAAAAATAAAAACTCATATAATATACTTTAATTATAATTTTTATCCCTTATATTTATTAATATAAGGGATAATTTTTTATGAAAAGGTCATACAGAACTTCAGATTTTTTAAAATACATTAACGCACCGTTAAATCATAGTACGATATCAACATTATACGAAGCGAATAATATTGATATAGATTATTGTGATTTATTATACGATTATATAATATCATTGAATATGTTAATATTCAATACGTATTTAGGTGATGATATTATGAATGAAAAATCACAAAAAGAACATTTTAAGTGGTGCTGGAATAAAGTACGTACTAATTTTAGTAATGAGGGCATCACCATAAATGATAATCAAGATTTATATAATTACTTCATGGAATTTTTATATGAGGTGTATTATAATTCTGATAATAAAGATACTAATTCACAAGGGAATATTTTAAAAATGTGGGAATTTATGTTTAACCATGGGTTGTCTAAATCAAGGTCTGATGTCGATACAATTATTGAGATATATAAATTATTTAAATTATCCTTAAAAAAAGTATAAAAAAGTAAGATTTTACTGTTTATTTATAAAAAAGTTTTATTATCTTTAAGTTATGAGAATATTAGATATAATAGCAAAATCAATTGAGATTGATATATTAACAGCTGAAGAAGAGGTTGAAAGATTAATTAACGAAGATGGACTTCAAACACAAGAAAAAATTGATTTAATTAAAACAAATTTAAATCAAATAATTAATTCACAATTAATATTTAGTAAATTAATGACTTACTATCCTCAGACAAATTTAAATAATGATATTGAAAGTAAAAAAGATAATGAATAAATTTGAAGAATTAAAAGAATTATTATTAAGAATCGACTCAAGTGGGGATATTACTAAATTTTATGATAGAAATAATAATACTGCAGCTACTAGAATTAGACTTAATATGCAAGAAATTAAAACCGCTGCACAAGCTGTGCGTGATGAGATATCAGAAATAAGAGTGGTTAGAAAATCAACAAAAATAAAAAAAGCTAAAAAAATATAATTATGTTAATATTATTATTAAATAAAATATTGTATGTATTATTTTTCGTATCTGTACTAAATATTATAAGAAGAGGTTACTTTTTAATTCAATCATTCATCACTGATGAAAAATATAAATTAAATAATATGGACTTGATTTTACTTGGTATATCATTAGCATTCTCAATAGCCTGTATTTTTACGGGTATAACAATTTAAAAAAGTTTTATATATGTCAACAATACAAGATAAATTAAATAAATTAAAACCATATGTCGTAGGTATTAGATATGCTGAAGATATTTTGGTGGTGGAAGCAGTATTTAAAGCAGAGTGGGTAACTCCAACATCTAATATAATTAAAAGTGCTCCTATCGAAGAAGGTGGTAATCATTTAGTAATTTATAGTCAAGCTGAAGGTATTGGTGTTGATGAATTATTAGATTATGTTGAAAGTATTATTAAAATTAATACTGAACGTGAACAAAAACATGAATATCTGAAAACTAAGGTTAAAGAATTACAAATATTATTTTCTAAAAATTCATTAAACAAACTTAAAACATTAAAATTTGTTTTAGGGTCAGAATCTTTTATAACTGATAACATGGAACCGGAAGATATTTTAAATCAAATAGAACCAGTGGATAATATACCATCAACTGATACTGAAAATGTAAACGAACCTGAGATTAAAAGTATAATTGAAGTTGAAGATATCACACATAAAATAGAAGAACCAATTCAAACAACTAAAAAAATTGGTAATAAACCAATAGTCGAATTACCACCAAAAGGTAAGAAAATTGAAGTTGAAATTCATGAACTACCGGTTGAAATGACAACGGGTCCATGTAATTGTGGGCCAGACGAATATTGTCCTAAATGTATGGATGGAAAAGGAATGTAAATGAGTATACTATTATTTTTATTAGTTAGTTATGGTATATCGAATATAATAGTTTTCGGGTCAATATTTGATGGTATGAGAACTTTCTTCCAAAAATGGAATCCAAAGTTCTTAGGACAATTATTCACGTGTATGATATGTTTACCAACATGGGTGGGGTTTATATTATCACTTACATTAACTTATTTAGGGTATGTAAGTATAACACCATTTGGGTCAATAGGGGTTGAAATAATATGGTTAAGGACATTCCTCGATGGGTGTTTAACATCTGGTGTGGTTTGGTTAATACATACAATACAAGAACATTTTGAAAAATAATTATTATGAATGAGTTTAGAGATGGTTTAAGTAGAGAAGTTGATTTAGAAAGGAAAGCTATGTTAGCTGATATGGAATTAACTAACTTAAAAAAGAGAGCCTTTATTAATGAAATAAAATGTGGTTTAGGTGATGATATCAAAAAAAACCCTAATAAGGTTAAAATAGAAAAACAAACTAAAAAGAAATTAAGTAATTTCTTTAAAAATTTATTTACAAAGTTTTAATATGATGACATATAATACAATTATAGAAATTGCTACTGAAATAGCGAATAATAAATTAATACCTAAAGATGGTCTTGTTATAGTATATGAATTAGACGAGGAAAACCATAGAAAATTAGATGAAGATTTATTTTATAGGTCAAATAAGGATATTCCGGGTATTAAGTTTAATCATACAGATGTTTTCGAAATACCATTTGATGATTTTGTAATTAAATTTATTCAAAAAGAGTTGTAATTCTAAAATTTTTTGATTACCTTTGCCCTATGTTAAAAGAATATAAAAATATAGGTGTATTAGAAGTCGGCCTCGATGAAGTTTTAATGGTTTAGATGAACTTTTTATTATAAATATCATATTTATAATAAAAAGAACATGAAAAAAACAAGTAGAATTACTACACCACCCACTGAAAATATGGTTAAATGTTGGGTAATTGAACGATATGGTGATGATTTTGAACCTAAATTTTTAGATGAATTAATATATAAGTATTTGTTAACAATAAATAACCATAACGAATATTCTAAAAAACGAACTATTAAATACATTTCCGAAAATATATTTAACTTAGAAAGGATATATCGTAAGCAAGAATTATCGTATTGGATTAAACGTGGGTGGAATGAAAAAACAGCTGCATATAAACGAATAATACGAAATAAAGAATGGTATATTAATATGTATGGTGAAATTGACGGACTTTTAATGTATAATAAAAAAAATGATAATATATCTAATAATTGTGGTCATACATTAGAAAAATACATTAAACGATATGGTGAAAATGAAGGTAAGTTTAAGTATGATAATTATAAACGTACTTGTGCTAGGAATTTAACATTTTTTATTACAAAATATGGTGAAATTGAAGGTAAGATTAAGTATAAAAATTTCAAGAAACATATTGGTAAGGCATCAAAACAATCGTTATTGGTTTTTAAACCATTGGTAGATTGGTTGATTAATTACGTTGATATTAACGATATTTACTATGGTGATAATAATAGTAGAGAGTTTTTTATTGTTAAAGACGGTAAAACGTATCTTTATGATTTTACAATTAAAAAACTAAATATAATTATAGAATTTAATGGTGTTAAATTTCATGTTAATGAATCTTGGTCTGATAGAATAAAGGAAAATTGGGTACACCCATTTAAAAAGATTAATTATTTTGATGCTATTGAAAATGATAAATTTAAAAATAAATTAGCGAGGGAATTTGGTTTCACAACATTGACAATATGGTCTGATACACCAATCGAAGAAAATATAAATATTTGTAAAAATTTTATTAAGAGTTACATAAATGAAGAATAATAAATTATTAACACATTGTCCACCTTGCCTATCCGAACTAGATTTTATAGTTGGTATAGACGAGGTGGGCTAATTAGTAGAGGTTGTTTAGCCGGACCTGTTGTTACAGGTGCTGTTATCCTACCTAATGATTTTAATCATAAATTAATTAGAGATTCTAAAACATTATCAGAAAAACAACGTGATGAAGCGTATGAAATCATAATAAAAAACGCAATAGCTTATTCTGTTCAAGCATCCTCAGTTAAATTAATTGATAAATATAATATAAACGAAGCAACATTTATAGCTATGCATAAATGTCTGGATGACCTAATAATCACTAAAAACCAAGATATTAAACATATATTAGTTGATGGTATCGTATTTTCTCCTTACAAAGGAATTGAACACACATGTGTAGCTAAAGGTGATAATACATACACTTGTATAGCAGCAGCAGCAATTCTTGCTAAGGTAGAAAGAGATAATTATATGAAACGATTACATGAAATTCACCCACAATATGATTTTTTTTCAAACAAGGGTTATGGTACCGCAGCCCATATTAAATCTATAAAAGAGGTTGGTTTAATACAAGCACATAGAAAATTATTTGTAAGAAATTTCATTTAATACTTGACAAATTAAAAATTATTTCATATCTTTGCAAAACATTTCCGATAAAACGGATATAAAATTGTCAAAATAATAAAAAAAATATTTAACTTTAAAATTTAACACTATGACTAAATTAGTAGATGCTTTACGTACTGAAGACGTATTAACAGAAAATGGTATGACAACAAACTCAACATCGTTGAATAATTGTGTTGATTTATTTTTCCAAATTGGTGCAATGAGAGGTCAAGATAAAACTAGACTTATTAATTCATTCACTAAAGCATATGGTGAAAATCCGTTGGTAGCTATGAAATTATTATTTTGGGCTCGTGATATTCGTGGTGGTGCTGGAGAAAGACAAATTTTCAGAGATATCGTATCTTATATGGCTAAAAACCATAAAGCATCAATCGCTAAAAATATTCAATTAATTTCTGAATTTGGTAGATGGGATGATGTATTATCATTACTTGGTACTGGACTTGAAAGTGCTGCGTTGGAAACAATAGCAACTGGTCTAGCTAACAAAAATGGTTTATGTGCTAAATGGATGCCAAGACCATCAGTAAACAGTAGAGATAAAAAAGCTCAAGCTGAATTAGTTAGAAAACATTTAAAATTAACTCCAAAAGAGTATAGAAAAATGTTATCTGAGTTATCTAACACAGTTGAACAAGCTATGTGTGCTAAAAACTGGGAAGTTATTGAATATAGTAAATTACCATCAAGAGCTATGGCAGATTATATGAAAGCATTTAGTAAAAATGACTCAATTAGATTCCAAGCATATATGGATGCACTTGATAAAGGTGAAACTAAAATAAATGCTGGTGCTGTATACCCATATGACGTTGTTAAATCAATGAAAAATGGTGTTGCTCAAGGTGCAAACGCACAATGGAATGCATTACCAAACTATATGATTGGTAATACTGAAAGATTAATGCCTATGTGTGATGTATCGGGGTCAATGGATTGTCCAGCTGGACAAAACCCTAATGTAAGTTGTTTGGATGTATGTATTTCTTTAGGGTTATATATTTCTGAAAGAAATGAAGGTGCTTTTAAAGATGCTTTTATGACATTTTCAGCTCGTCCTGAGATACAAGTACTTAAAGGTACTTTATCTGAAAGATATGCACAATTACATAGAGCTCAATGGGATATGAATACCAACTTAGAAGCAGCATTTAAAATGCTTTTAAATAAAGCGGTTACATATAATGTACCAGAACTTGAAATGCCAACTATGATTGTTATATTTTCGGATATGCAATTTGATAGATGTGGTAGTGATTCATGGAATCCAACTGCACAACAAATGATTGAAGCTCAATACACTAAAGCTGGGTATAAAATACCAAAAGTAGTATTCTGGAATTTAAACGCTCATAATAGTGATTCACCAGTTAGATTTGATAAACAAAATACAGCGTTAGTATCTGGTTTTAGTCCAAGTTTATTAACATCGTTATTGGCTGGTAAAGACCTTACTCCAATATCAATGATGTTAGAGGTTGTTAACTCAGAACGTTACTCAAAAGTAACGATATAATTTTAAGGTGGGTATCGAAAGATACCCCCCGTATTTGTAGCTAAAGGATGCATACTGCAATCTTAAAAAAAAAGCAAATTAAATTAGTGAAACAGGTGGTTTAAAAATTGTGTACACCCTTTGAAAAAAAACTAACAAAAACTCTCGTTAATGGTAAGAGAAGACAAAAAATGGCCCAGCATTCTGATACAAATAAAAATAAAAAGGGACTTCGGTCCTTTTTTTGTTATAATAACTTGAAAGTGTTAATAATTTTTAGTATTTTTGAATAAATTTAAAATATATGAAAATACACGACAAACATTTTAGGAATTACTTTAATACGTATTCAAGTGATTACAAACAAGAAATGGAACTTTATTTGAGTAATAAATCAGTTATACTTACAAAACCAGATATAACTACTCGGATTACCGAATTATATAATGCTATGGATAAACCATTACCACATATAACTTGGTACACACTTACCGATGTTAAAAATGAATTTTTTGAGGAAACTGAAATCATAACAACCATAGGTAACATAAATTGGGTGTATTTCTACACAACATTCATTAATTTATTAGCTCACGATGTAACCGAGGTAAATAAAACTATGTTTGAAATTTATGATTCTAAACATAAACAATTTGACTTACTTTATGATGTAATGTTTAATATATTTGGGTTTATTGAATTAGAAGATGAATTAATACTTATCGAAAAGCCTGAAAAATTTTACGACATCGATGATAATTTAGAATTCCATTCTTTAACTGGTCCAGTAATCGAAATAGGTGATTTAAGAGAGTATTTCATCCATGGTGTTAACGTAACACGCCTTGAGTGGTCAAAACGTCTTAGAATCGCTCTAATTGACTCTACAGATGAATTAATCAAAGAAATTGATTTAGATACATTAAATAAAATTCGTAATGAAGTATTTGCTATTGAAGGTAATAACGTAAAAAACATTAACGAGCCAAAAGTGATAGTATTTTATCTAGATAGAGAAATATTAAATAATCGTGAAATTGTACATCAATTTGCTAAATCTGTTGATAAAGTATTTGATGAAAGACATTTTAATGCATTAGCTTTTTTCTTACCAACTGATGGTGATGAACATGTTGAATGTATTAATCCACAATTAATCAGTAAAGAAGATTACCAAAAAGTAATTGAAGTACTAGAAACATCTAAAAAATTATTTGATATCGGTAATATTAAGGACGAGTAGTAGTTCTCCATATTTTTGTCATATTCCAGCCGGTTTTCTCTTTGATTAAGTCATAGATATCACCGGCTGTTTTTTCTGATGCTATACCTAAAAATAGTAATTTATTAGTTTTACTATCTTTTGCTATTTCTTTTAGTTTATTATGTAATCTAAGACAGTCATCAGGGCATTTACAAATAATGAAATCTAATTCATCACCACGAATAATTAATTTATTTTTAACTACAATAATTTCTTTAGTACCATTCTTGGTCCTAATACCCTTCATTAATATTTTTTTAATAATATCTCTTACGGTGAATCGTTCAAATCTATTATCGTAACCATATACCCAAAATGTTTCTTCTAGTTGATACGGTGCCGAATCAATTATAACCCATTTAGGTGAATCATTTTTTTCTTCTACTAACTTACCTAATTTATCACGAACAATTCTATTTTCATCAGTTTCACCACGTTCTTTAATTAATAATATTTCGTATTCAACTGGTATTATATCTTTATAGTTAATATGTTTTTGGGGCATGTCAATTTTATTATCCTTTCGTAATTCTCTAAACATATTGTTAATGAATTCGAATGAACTTGATTTTAAAAGAACCTTCTTTTTAATTTTATTTTTAACTAATACAATTCTATACCTCATAAACTTGAAAGTTTCATTTAATTTATGTATTTTTGTAAAATAATAAATAGAAACATAAATAAATATGAAAAAATTATTGCAAGAGAGTGTTGAATTTTATTCAATGTTAGAATATTTCACCACTAGAAACGAAGATGATAGTAATGGGTTACCAACTATACCATCAAAGCCATTCGATGAGAATAGTAATCCAAATAATCAATTTATTGGTGTATTAAATAATAGATTTTTTGGTAATACAAAAATTAATTGTGTTTTATTAAAAAAAGATACTAATAATGTCTAAACGAGATTATTATGAAGTGCTTGGACTTTAAAATGGTGCTTCAGATAAAGAAATTAAAAAATCATACCGTAATTTAGCTAAAGAACACCACCCGGATAAAGGTGGTGATGCTAATGCCTTCAAAGAAATTAATGAAGCTTACGAAGTTTTAAAAGACCCTGATAAAAAAGCTAATTACGATAAGTATGGACATCAGACAAATCGTGGTGGCTATAATGATGATTTTGTTAAATGGGGTGAACGATTCCGTCAACAATTTAATCAACAAACTAGACCAGTCGGCCAAAATATTAGATTAAATATTAAATTAAGTTTAGAAGAAGCATTTAATGGTGTTAATAAAACTTTTAAATATAATAGATATGATAGTTGTAATGATTGTAAAGGTGTTGGTGGTGAAGATGAAGTAACTTGTAATGTATGTCATGGTAGTGGTATCATTAGAGAAGTTTATAATACACAAGTTGGTGTTGTTCAAAATGTATATCCTTGTAATCATTGTGGTGGTAATGGTAAAACGTATAAAACACAATGTAAAACCTGTAACGGTAATGGTGTTGTACCAATCAATGATGAAGTAACTATTAATATACCAGCTGGTATTAGTGATGGTGATAGTATGATAAAATATAGTAAAGGTAATGCATGTAAAAATGGTGATAGCGGTAATTTAATAATTGTTATTAATGTATTCAAACATGAAAAGTTTTTAAGGGTGTTATCGGATTTAAAATATATTAAAGAAATAAGTTATCCTGATGCTATTTTAGGTGTTAAAATTGAGATTCCAACAATTGAAGGTACCACAATTAAATTAGATGTACCACCTTATAGTGATAATGAAAGTATATTGCGTTTAAAAGGTAAAGGTATGACTATAGTTAATAATACAGAACGTGGGGATTATTTAATCCAAATTAATATATTAATGCCAAAGGAAATATCACCAGAAGAACGTCAATTATTAGAAAAAATAAAAGAAATACAAGAAAAACTTGAAAATTAAAGATATTATATATATTTTTGCAATCTAAGTAAATAATAATAATTAAAATAGAAAAAAATGGGACAAAAATTTGATGAATTAGAAAAGGATGTTGAAAAAATCTTTGATTTGGTAATTAACTGTACTGATTTAGAACAAAAAGTTAACATTAAAATTGTTGGTAACGACAGACAAAAAGAAATAGGTAAAGTAGTTAAAACAAATGATTTGACTAAATACTTAAGTGATGATGTTGATGTGGTTGTAATATTAAATCAACTTATATTCGAACAATTACCAGAAGATATGCAAGAAATGGTTGCAATCGAATTAATAACTTATATTGGTTATGATAGTGATAAAGAAAGAGTAGTTATTGCTAAACCTGACGTAAATACATTTAGCACTATATTGAAAAAATATGGTTATGAGGCGTATGAAAGAACGGTTGAATCAATTAAATCACTATACGATAAAAAACAAAATGAAGAAAATGCTGGTGAAGCACCAGCAGAACAATAACGTATCCGTAAAAAAATTAAAATGGAAGACGAAAAAGCAATCTTTGAGAAAAATTGGGATATATTTGTATTAACAGGTATGCCTTGGCACGAAATTAAATCACTAACTATTACTGATAGAGATTATATGTATGCTAAAGCTGTTGAAGCTAAAGAAAAAACGCTAGCACAATTGAAAGCTAGAGACGAATATTATGCTTCACAAGGTTTAGGTCCTGATGGTAAACCACAACAACAACAATAATGGATGTCGAAACATTAGCAGAATTAAACCCAGATGCCTTAACGGCTGATGGGTTTGAAGATGCACTTATAGGTGCAGTGCAAAGATGTGGTTTAGGACCAATAGCTTTATACAGTCAAGCTAAATGTCTTTCTATTTTAGTTGAAAGAGACGGTATGAGTTTTGAAGAAGCTATGGAATACTTCGATTTTAACGTATTAGGTGCTTATATGGGTGAAAACACCCCAATGTTTTTAATGGACGATGAAGAATAGTATTAACTTTAAATAAAAATTAAATGGACAATTATAGTAATGTAGATTATTACGGAGAATTTAAAAACTACGCTTGTAGACATCTAGGTGTTTCTCAAATGCAATTTAGAGCTTGGGAACAACTTCAAACAAGATTGTATACACAAGCATCAATGACACCATATATTCTTGAAGAAAGAGAAATGCGTGTAACTCAAATGGATATCTTTTCACGTTTAATGATGGATAGAATTTTATGGATTGCTGGTGTTGTTAATGACGCTATGAGTACTGTTGTACAAGCACAATTAATGTTTCTAGACAACGTAAATAATGAAGATATTACAATGCATATAGATACACCCGGAGGAAGTGTTAAATCTGGATTATCAATGGTTGATGTTATGGATTATATTAAATCAGATATTGCAACCATTAATACTGGTATGGCAGCATCAATGGGGTCTGTATTATTAGGTGCTGGAACTAAAGGTAAACGTTCTAGTTTACCATCAAGTAGAGTTATGTTACATCAAGTGTCTTCTGGTAGTGAAGGAAATATACAAGATATGAGAATATCTATGATTGAAACTGAAAAAATTAACTTAGAACTTTTTTCAAAACTTGCATCGTATTGTGGTAAATCAGTTGAAGAAGTTATGTTAGATACAGAAAGAGATAAATGGTTAACCAGTCAAGAAGCAGTTACTTATGGTATAATTGATTCGGTTATTACAAAACGTAAATAATATGAAAACGACAGTAAATCTTCAAAATAAAAAAGGTTCTTTTAATTATCAATTCTTAGATAAATATGTTGCTGGTATAATGTTAATAGGTACCGAAGTTAAAGCTATTAGGGATGGTAATGTTAGTTTTGTTGATAGTTACTGTGTATTCATTGATAATGAATTATGGCTCACCGGACTACATATTTCACAATATAAATTTGGTGATGCACACGAAGAAAAACGTCATAGGAAACTATTATTAACAAAGAAAGAATTATCTAAACTTTCATATAATGTAAAACAATCTGGGTTAACAATAGTACCTGTACGTTTATTCACAACGGATAAGGGTTTATTAAAATTAGAAATTGCTTTAGCTAAAGGTAAAAAAAGTTACGATAAACGTGAAGATTTGAAACTTAAAGATGCTAAACGAGAAATGGAGAGGGTATTATAATGAGTGATTATAATATGAATGGATTAGTTGAAGGTTTGATTGGTATTGGTGTTGTTATAACAATAATTATATGTGGTTTTATCTGGTTAGGTATATGGTTATTTTCATCAGACGAAATAAAAGTAAAAGAACCACTTAAACCAATTCGAGTTGAATTAGTTATTGAAAAAAATAATAAAATTGATTCAGTTTACGTATATAAAATTGATTAAAATACTTGATTTTTTAATTTTTTAATAGTATCTTTGTATTTATAAAAGAGTTCATTAATTTATGGGGCATAACTGGCTTTAGATTTTGTATAATCGTAAGTGGTAAGCATGTAGTGAAATAACTAAATTCACTTTAAACGAGTAGTTAAAAGTTCAAATGGCAATATGTTAAATATTTCCGAAAACTTCCTTGCTGAGGCTTCTTTTGAAGTGCTTGCTGGAGAGGCTGTAGCTGCCTAAGTATACGAAGCATACAACCAAGAACCCACTTTAAAATTGTTCCAAGTGGTTAATCTAGGGTCAATAGCGTAGGTATCAGTTGAAGCTATATTAAACTGAATATATTGGAAAGATAGAAATCTTTATCCTAAACATGTAGAAAGGTATTGAAGAATATGAAAGACCGGGGTTCGAATTCCCGATGCTCCACTAGAATAAACGAAAAAAGGGGTTTTATGACCCCTTTTTAGTTTTTAATGATAAATAATTTAATTATTTTTTAACCACTTTTACATTTGGTTTACCATTACCACCTTTACATCCACACATAGTTTTATATTTTTAAATGATTGTTATTATCTGTTATATATAAATATATCACAAATTAATTTAAAGTAAATTTGCATTTCTTATTTTTTTGTTATATCTTTGTCAAATGAATAAAGATAGATTTAAAGAATTATTGTCATTACCGTCTTATACTGGTAGTGAACAATTAATAAGAGAGTTTATAGTAAACTTTGGATTCGATAATAACATTGTGGTCCATGTTGATGATATAGGTAATGTATATCTAATAAAAGGAACATTAGATGAGGGTGAATATTATCCATGTATTGCAGCACATATGGACACTGTGTACCAACATCATCTTCCATTGATTGAAACTAATAATAGATTGGTTATTATGGAATCGCAAATACCAAATACATTTGATAACACTATTAAAACTATATTATATGCAGAAAATAATGGTATTGGTGGTGATGATAAATGTGGTATTGCTATATGTTTAGAATTAATATTAAAATGTGATAAATTAATTGCCGCATTTTTCGTTGAAGAAGAGTTTGGTTGTAAAGGTTCTAAAAATGCTGATAAAACTATATTAGATAAGGTAGGGTATTTCATAGAATTTGATGCACCAACAGATAATTGGTGTAGTGAATTTTGTTCCGGTATTAAACTATATAATGATGAAATGTTTGATTTAGTTAAACCGGTGTTTCAAAAATATAATGTAGATAATTTTAGTAACGACCCTTATACAGATGTTGCAATATTAAGATGTAATTTTGATGTATGTTGTTTAAACGTATTTGCTGGTTATTATAACCAACACTCTAATAAACGTGAATTTATTTTCATTGAAGATGTTGAAAAATCAATTGATATGGGTTATGAATTATTAACAACCGTTGGAAATAATAAAATGTTCTTTGAAAGAGCTAAAAGATAATATGAAACTATTTTTATATAAAATATATAAATTATTAACTGGTAATAAACCAATATTTCATCTTATAATACCAAATGAAGATAGTAAACCTATCATTGTAAAAGAATATGTTAAATTTAAAGTATCACCGGTAATAGATGATAAAATATACTTTGATGTTAATGGTCCTTTTTATAAAGTCACTGGTATTACACATAATATCAATACATTTCATGTTATTTGGGTTTCAGTTGAAAAAATAATTTAAAAATAATTACTAAAAACCTTGACAAGTTAAAAAATTTTTAGTAATTTTGCAGTGTACTTAGATTTTAACGATTAATGTTATATTTATAAAGTACAAAAAGTTCATTGATTAATAAAAAAGGTGTAAGGAATGATTACCGCAAATTAAAAATTACACAAATATGAAAAGCAAATGAGAGGTTTGATTATAGTCCTCTTAACTATTAAGAAACAAGAAGGTTAAAAACTTCTCCTTAATATGAAGAAAAAAAAAGGTAATCTCACTATGAAAGTGGCTAAATATTCCCAGTTTAAAACATTGGTTAAATAGTTTGGTATTCAGATAGAGTTAATCCCAGTACTAGGTATATGAGAACTTAAATCGTAACGTTTACCGTCATTCCGTCACAAAATATAAATAAAGGAAGAGTTCAGCAATTAAAAAAAATTAAAATTGAAAATTTAACTTAAAAGTTCTTCCTGTTTTTTGCCCTTGTATTATTTGTATGTAACAATACGAGATAATATTGGTGATTCATTATCACCCAAGGGCACATATAAATCCTAACTGGTTCACTGGATATAAGTTATTAACTTATGTTCACACAGTAGGTAAAAATTTGCGAGGTGGTAGCAGTTGGTAGCTCGTTAGGCTCATAACCTAAAGGTCAGTGGTTCGAGTCCACTCTTCGCTACAACAATCCTCCCCATGCCTATCCTTTGGAAGCACACTTTGGGGAGCTTATAAAATATATCGTGGGGTGGTGTAAGGGTAACATTCTTGGCTCATAACCAAGAGACAGTTAATGCTAGTATAGGTTCGAATCCTGTCTCCGCAACAAATGGAAGTGTACGTAGAGAGTACGTAATATTGGAGCAATACCAATCACTTCCACAAAATAAAGGAAGAGTTCAGCAATTAAATTCTATGGTTAAGAAAAAAAAGTTCTTCCTGTTTTTTAAAATAAAAATATGACACCAGCTATTATAACGGGAATATGTATTGCAGCACCATATGTTATTGCATTTACAATATTGATAATAAATTCTAGACAATAATAACTGTATTAATAATTAATTAAAATTTCACCAAATGAAAAAACTATTTTTAGAACTTAGAGATGCTGAAGGCGGTGCCGATGCAAAACTGCTTGTAGGTGAAATGAAAAATATCTACACAAAAGCAGCCAGTATTAATAACTTTGATTGTTCAACAGTTGAAGAAAGAAGTGGATTTGTCATGCTTTGCCTTTAGCGGTAAAGATGTAGAAAAGTATTTCCAAGAAGAAATCGGGTCACATAGATGGCAAAGAATACCACCAACTGAAAAGAGGGGTAGGATTCAAACTAGTTGTATAACCGTTGCTTTAATTCCAGAAGAAGAATATAATTTTAAATTAAACCGTGATGAGGTTAATCGCAAATACACTCGTAGTAGTGGTAAAGGTGGTCAACATAGAAATAAGGTTGAAACTTGTGTTGTATTAACTCATATACCTACAGGTATCATGGTTAGAATTGGTAATAATCGAGAAAGACATAGAAATGAAGAATTAGCTTGGGAAGAAATAGAAAAAAGAATTAGAGATATTTATTTTAATAAGATAAATGACGAAGAAATAGAATTTAGAAAACAACAAATTGGTAATGGTGCTCGTTCTGACAAAAGAAGAACATATAGAGTTAAAGATGATTTAGTTATCGACCATATTACTAATAAAAGAGCTAAATTAAAAGATATACTAAGAGGTAATATTCAATTATTACACTAAAATATCACCGGCTATGGCAGAGTGGACAATCGCACTGGGCTCATATCCCACGTTCTTAGGAACCCGTAGGTTCGAATCCTACTAGCCGGAGGTAACCAAAGTTAATTCACTTGCACGTAGTGGTTACTGCACACAAATTTATTGGTGACTAAGAAATTAACAAACGCCCATCTAGTATCTTGATTATTATATCAAGATACTTCTTAGATGTACTTTCCTTTACATAAGTTTGATTAGATGTATCTATTATACATAAATCAATCTTATTATCTATACAAGCTTTTGATTTACTTATATCATTGTTTTGTATCTGCCCTAACTTATCAATACCAAATATTGGTTCATAATGAAAGATACCATTAAGTTCAAATGCTAGGTTTAAGGATGGTATATAGATATCTAATTCAGAACCTATTATAAATTTATCATTATAAATAATAGTTAAATTAGGGTATAATAAAGCAAGTTGTTGCTCTAAGTATATTTCAAGTTTAGAGCGTCTATTACCAGTAGTTTTATGTTTATTATTATAAGAAGCTGAACAAGATTTAGAATAGAAATGATTACCTGTATTAGATTTATTAACTACGGAAATTATTTTACTAAATTCTTTATTACAATTAGTACAGTTTAATATAATATTATTAGTTTTAACTCTAAAATCATTATGACATTTATGTGAACAAAATCTATTTTCACCAATATTATGTTTATATACAAAAGTTATTTTCTTTTTATATTTATAAAAAGTATTACCGCAAGTATAACACTCTAATGGTAATAAATCCATAGATTTACTATTATTAAATTCTTCTTCAGTATATAATGGTTTCATGATATTATTTATATGTAAATATCTTAAAATATTAAAAACCCATTTTCGAATCCAGTTGGCCGGACACTATATTTCTTTTGGGCCGAAATTTCTATTAGGTTGTCTCCAAAATTTTTCAGCTTTATCAGTATGTGGATAATCGGGGTATATAGTTTGTTTATTAAGTTGTTCAATAAATTTATACATAGCACTGGCAATACCATTTCTACGCATATCTGGTCTAACATCAACACTAGCTTTAAGTAATCCATGTACTACGGTATATGATGAATTACCAACTTCAGTACCATCATATTTATCAAATACTTTAACAGAACCTAATAAATCATATAATTTTATTGTCTTTTCATCATACGGTACGTTTATCATGATAAAATTACCAAATTCAACTTTTTCTAAATTATTTGGGTATGAATCTAATTTAGGTGTTTTAGTCTTAGTATATTCAATACCAATATCTTCATAACCTTCACGTAATAACTGTTTTATAATCTTTCTCATATTAATTACCCATTATAACACCATGAGAACCATTATCTTCAATTACTTTAAGTCCATAATGTTTAGATAGTGATTTAGCTAGATTATCATTAACAACATTAACTCTCATTTTAAAATCTTCACCACGATACGATAACATTTGTTTATATTTAGTAAATAAATCGTCTAATAACAATTTACTATACCCTTTGTTTCGGTATTCTGGTTTAATTTGAATATGGAAACTAAATGTACCTGAAACATCGGCCCAAGTAGCACCAATTAATATAGAACCATCAACTAACGCACCAAATAAATCTGCTTGCCCAAAGCTTATTTCACCAGATTTTAATAATTCTTTAGATTGTTTTATCAAACTATTATATGTATCATCATCATCTATGTCATCAACTATTAAAGTTTCAATGTCTTCTCGCATTAAACCTTCTCGTAATAATATTTTAATTGAGTTTTTCATTAGTTAGTATAATAAGATAATAATCTATCAATTTCTTGTGGTGTAGTATTAAATTTACTAGCCACAAATTTTATTATTTTACTATTTTTAATAGCTTGTGAATTATTACCACCTGATTTAGATTGGATACCATGTAATAATAAAGCAAAATCATTTTCACCAAATGCTGCTAAGAAATCGTTAACATCAATATTTAATTTACGTTTTATAGCCTCACCAGTATCTTTAACTATCACAGCTTTCCTAAAACCTTCTTTACTAATCATTTCATCTGCTTTACCACCTTCAGATGCGATTAACCTTAAATTTCTAGGAATTTCATTTTTTCTATCACCCCAAAAAGGTAATGATTTTGTGTAAGCATAAAATAATATATCTGGCATTGCTTTAGCTGCAGAAATCCAAGCATCAAAATATTCTTGAGAATAAAAGTCACCAGAATCATGAATTCGAAATAATCTTAGTTTACCTTCATTTGATTCATAATATCTAATTGATTTAACTAATAAATCTGTCATACCATTAATACCTTTGTCGGTATAGGTGTCTTTTAATAAATCAAAATTCCTCCAACGACTATTTCTTACATTTGGTAATCTACTTTCACCACTAGCTGCAAAACACCTAGTATCACCAAAATCTTTAATATTAGTTCCATGTTTAAATTTTTCACCACTTCTATTAACTAATGATTTACATTTATCAGCAAAAGGGCATGTATAACCAGCCGGTAATGCTAATGATGCAGCATTTATTTGACCTAATTTATCATTAGGTTTTGATATACTTAAAACACAATCATTTTCATCATCTATTTTACCAGTACCTTGTAAATGACTAAATGGGTCAAAATCATCTTCCTTTAATAGATTGTAGAATTCTTCAATATATAATGTATCCTCGATTAAATCTAACGTTAATTTATTATATTCTCTAAATAATTTTACTAGGGTATTAGGACCTTCACCAACTGATTTGGTAAGTTTGGTTTCATAAAGGTTAATTATACCTTCATTTAATAGGTTTTTAATGTCTTTTTTCATATTATATAAATATTAACTTGAAATCTAAAGTTTCTTGATATATCTTTGTAAAAATATAAATATTATGAAAAAAAGAATTTTATTATTAGGGCACGGTAGACATGGGGTTGTAATTTTTTAAATACTTGTGATATTTATAATAAAGAATAATATGAAAACAACAAATATTTACACATTAACTGACCCAATAACAAATGAGATTAGATATGTTGGTAAGGCAAATAGAATTGATGAACGATATAAGGCTCATCTAAATAGAGCTAGGAAACATCAAATACATAAAAAAAATTGGATTGAATCGTTAAGAAAAAAAGGTTTAAAACCTATAATAAGTATAGTTGATATAGTATTGATAAATGATTGGCAATTTTGGGAAACATATTGGATTAGTCAAATGAAAACATGGGGTTTTAACCTTATTAATTATACAAATGGTGGTGATGGTGCTACATTTGGAAATCAAACCAGTTTTAAAAAAGGTCATAAATGTAAACGAGTTATTGGTTACGATAAAGAATATAATTTAGTACATGACTTTGAATGTGCTGATGATGCAACAAAATTTTTTAAATTACATAGAAGTACAATACCAAATTGTGCTTTAGGTAAACGTAAAACAAGTTTTGGGTTTGCTTGGTTTTATTATGATGATATTTCTAAATTAGATAAAATTGAAATAAATAATAAGATATCTGAACGTTTTAAAATAACATATAAACCTAATAGTGGGTCATTCACTAAAAATTGTGTTGGTATTAGAAGTAAACAAGTTTTAATGTATGATGATAATTGGAATTTTATAACGGAATTTAAATCAGCTAAGGAAGCTGCTAACTATATAGGTGTTACAGGTGGTGCTATTCAGTATGCTTGTACAAAATCTATAAATAATAAATGTAGAAATAATAAATTTAAATATAAATAAAATGAAAAAATCACCTAAATTATTAATTATTTCCCATAAGAGATGGGGAAAAGACACGTTTGCTGAGTTACTAGAAAAACATTACAGTTTAAAATTTAAATCATCATCATTAGAAGCATCAAATATTTTTATTTATGATGAACTTAAAGGTAAATATGGCTATAAAACACCTGAAGAATGTTTTGAAGATAGAATGAATCATAGAGCTGAATGGTATAATATGATTTGTGAATATAATAAATACGATAGAGCTAGATTAGCTAAAAGTATTCTTGAAAATTCTGATTGTTATGTTGGTATGCGAGACCGTGATGAAATTAATGAATGTATTAAACAAAATTTATTTGATTTGATAATATGGGTTGATTCTTCAAAAAGATTACCACCAGAAAGTCCGGATTCGTTTAATATAGATATATCATGTGCTGATATTATAATAGATAATAATGGTACATTATCTGACTTAGAAGAAAAAGTTAAGCGAATTGGTAAAATTATATTAAAATAAATATAAAGCCCTAAATTTTAGGGCTTTTTTTTTGATTTTTAAATATATTTATAGTAAATAGTTATTTATAATGATTAATGGTTTACTAAGAAAATATTTAAAAGAATATATTGAAAATCAAGGTTTTTTGGTTTATCATGGTTCACCAACAAAAATTGCTAAATTTAGTGATGAATTTGTTAGTGGTGAAAAATCTAATGATGCTGAAGGTCCGGGCATCTACACAACAAATATATATAATGATGCCAGACAATATGGTAATAATATATATACCTTAAAATTATCCCCAAGAAAATTACTAACTGAAGCTCCAATCAATAAATTAACATATAATATATCATCTGTATTAAAAAAACTTATTAAGATGATAGATGGGTGGGAATTAACTGCACAAAATTGGCATATGAACCCTAACATTGGTTTAGATATGGCGATTAAATCATTTATTGAATATAATGATAATGAAAAAGATGTCTTTCTACAAGTTTGGGTTGATTTTTACGGGTATTCAAACGGTATATCATATATTAGAGATATGGTAACGTTAGGTATTGATGGTGTTTTGGTGGATAAGAAGGATTTTGAAAGATTTGAAGGTTTTAAAAATTGTAAACATATTATAATATATAACCCATCAATTATTGAGGTAAGAGATGTCGAATTTAATACTGAAGAAAATGATAAAAAATTTTAATAAAAAAAATATATTACTAATTGATGATGATGATAATGTTCATACATTATTAAAACTTTATTTAGAAGGGTCTAAAAGTAATTTAATTTCAGCTAAAAGTGGTTGTGATGGTATTACAAAATTCATAACTAATAAGATAGATTTAATTATTTTAGATGTTAATATGCCAAATATGAATGGTTTTGAAACGTTAGTTAAATTAAAAGAAATAAATTCCAACATTGATGTTATTATGTGTACTGGTAATACCGAATTCAAAGATAAAGTATATTCGGCTGGTGCCATAGCGTATATATTAAAACCAATAGAAAAGAATAAACTATTACATGTAATTGATATGGTATTTAAATTACAAAGTGTTGAATAAAAATGATAAAGGGTTATTAAGGAATGGGTTATTAAATGAAGGTTATCATTTGAAAATTGATGAAGAATTGATTGATGAAATGGCGTACCCATCAGAATTTAACCCTGAAGAATTTAAGAATTTAACATCATATTCTAGTAAAATTAAATATGCTAAAGATAAATTGCTAGGTAAACTTGGGTCTGGTTCATCAAGAGCTGTATTTAAAATAGATGATGAAAAAGTACTTAAAGTAGCGTTAAATAATAAAGGTATAGCACAAAATGAAGCTGAAGCTCAGGGTTATAAACAAAATTATGATGTTATCGCTAAAGTATTTGATGTTGATGATGATTACATGTGGGTTGAAATGGAATTAGCTAAAAAAATATCACCTAAAAGATTTGAACAATTATCTGGTATGTGGTTTAAAGAATTAACCGATTTTTTACGTATGAGTAGAAGTTTAAAACCAATATTTTATTTATTAACACAAGAAAGGTTTGATTATTATATTAACAATGAAGATGGGTGGCCTAGGAGTTTATCTGATTTTGTTAATGATTTTAATTACCCAGTACCGGGTGATTTTGCCAAAATATCTACTTATGGTGAAGTATTAAGAAATGGCGAACCAACAGTCGTTGTAATTGATTTTGGTGCCACAGATGATGTTTTAACAACATATTATAGACGTAAATAACAAATTTAAAAAATAAAAAAAATGTTAAATTTTATAAAATTTAATTATCTTAATAAAATATTAAATATAATTAAAATATCATGTGAAAAAAATAATAGTGTTAGTTCAACTAGAATAATAGCTTATATAATAACAGTATTAGTTATAATAATAACAATATTATCTTTAGGTGCTGGTATATATATTGCAATATCAACTAAAGTAATTCCTAATGAAATCGTTATTATTTTAGGTATGTTATTAACACATCAATTAACTTTATTGGGTATTAATAAATACCATGAAACAAAACAAAAGGTTGCTGGTGTTGAACCAAAAAATAATGATGTAACGCAAGAAACCACTCAAATAGTAGATGAAACAGTTAATTAAAACATTATTAAGGGAAAGTTTAATCAGAGAAATGTCTGATGATTTAGAAGATTTATATTATAACATGACTAGAGAAGTGTTAAGTATGATTAAAGTTGGTGAAAAACTAGAATTTAAATTAATTCCTAAAACACAATACCATAAGGCCTTACAAGATTTTACAAGAGGTAACGGTAAATTCCAACATTTTCCGGTTAAATATATAGAAGCTTGGAAGTATAGATGTTTAACAAATATTTTTAAGTTAAATGCAACAACTGAAATATTTGGTCATACAACACATTTCCCTATTGATGAATTCTTAGATGTTTTTGATTACAATCAAGAAACCGGTGAAGAACATAATGGTGAATTTTCTGCTTGGTTAAGACAAAGACATGAAGAAGAACCAGAAAATAAAGATTATATTAATAATCGTGATTTTTACGCAGCTTCAGAATTTTTACATGATGTTAAAAATGTTGATGATGTTATACCTACCTTTAGTAATGGTCAATATATGATGTCAGACTATGGTTTAGAACCTTTATTAAAATTAGCCCATGAATTAGATGATAAGACTACCCCAGAAGAAATTATTGTCGTGATAAATAAAATATTAGATGTTGCACATCAACGTAGTGACTTAGCAGAGTTATTCATTGAGGGTGGTTCATCATCTTTATCAGATATTTCTAACAAATAATTTGTTTTTCTCATTTTATTGTGTTATCTTTGTATCCTAATTAAAAAGAACAATAAAATGGAAACAAGATTAGATTTTAAAATAGATTTACCAGAAGATGTTATAAAAATCAATAAAGTTTTTAAAACATTTGGGTTTGACTTATTCCTAGTCGGTGGTTCAGTTCGTGATGCATATTTAGGGTTAAAACCAAAAGATTGGGATTTAGCTACAAATGCAATACCAGATAAAATAATTGAAATTCTTAAAGGTCAACCATTTGTTACTAATATCTTGGAAACCGGTAAAGCATTTGGTGTTATTAATGTTATTACTGGTAATGACGAATATGAAATTGCGACATTCAGAGAAGATGGTGATTATACCGACTCAAGAAGACCTGATGAAGTTATATTCTCAACTATAGAAAAGGATGTACTTAGAAGAGATTTAACAATCAATGCTTTATTCTATGATATAGAAAAAAGTCAAATAGTTGACTTAGTTGATGGTATTTACGATTTACGTTTTAGCGAAATTAGAACTGTTGGTGAACCAATTGATAGATTTAATGAAGATAAACTTAGAAAATTAAGAGCTATTAGATTTTCAGCTAGATTTGGTTTTAATATGAACTCCAAAACAGCTGGTGCTATAACTAAAGATAATAACTTAATTGGTGTGTCACCAGAAAGAATTCGAGATGAATTTATTAAAGGTGTTAAAACAGCAAAATCAGTTAGACAATTTTTAAATAGTTTATTTGTTTATGATATGTTTAAACTTATTTTTCCCGGTTTAAACATTAGACATTTTAATTTAATTGAAGTTAAAAGTCCAATTGTTTTAATGGCCATAATATTTGAAGGTAATTCACCAGCACTCGTAAAAAAAGTGTTAGCTGAGTTAAAATATACTAGTGATGAAATAGGTAAAATATACTTCTTAATGTCATTCTTATATTTTGAACCAAATTTAGTTTATAATGCGAAAAAATCACAAATTTTATCTAAAATTTCTAATGATGAAGTTATTAGATTCGCTGAATTAAACAATATGGACATCGAATTAATTGATAAATTCTTAGATTTTAAATTTACAGTTACCGGTGAAGATATAGAAAAATTAGGTATTAAACCCGGACCTGAAATGGGTAAAAAAATACATGAACTTGAATTAGAAAACTTTAATAAAATGTTAAATGAGTAACGATAATAGTAGGTTTTTAAGTCTTATATTAAGACATAAACCAGAAACAATAGGTTTAAAATTAGATAATAGTGGTTGGGTAGAAGTTACCCAATTACTATTACAAATGAATAAAAATGGTAGAAAAATAGACATTGAAGAACTTGAGTTTATTGTTAGAACTAATAATAAAAAAAGATTTGAGTTTAATAATGATAAATCAAAAATCAGAGCTAGTCAAGGCCATTCATTAGGTATTGACCTACAATATGAAAGTAAAACACCACCTAATATATTATATCATGGTACTAGTATTGATAGTGTTAAATCGATTAATGAAAATGGATTACTAAAATTAAAAAGAGACTATGTTCATTTAAGTAATGATATTGAAACGGCCACAAATGTCGGTAGTAGACATGGTAAACCAATTATATTTGAAGTATTAGCCGGTGAAATGTATAACGAAGGGTTTATTTTCTATCAATCAACTAACGGTGTCTGGTTAACTGACCACGTACCAGCTAAATTTTTAAAATAATAATTGTCTGATAATCAACAAATTAAAAAATAAATTGAAAATAATTGCGAAAATACTTGACTTGTATTGAAACTTTTCATATCTTTGCAGTATATTTATAAACAAACAATAGAATTAAACAATAAACAAATAGAAAAAATGAGAAATAATAATATACATAGTATTCATAGTAATTGGTCGAACATTAGACGTTCTATCCATTCCGAATCAGGTATGTTTAATTTCTTGTAAACAAGATAAGATATTAAAAATATTAAAAGCTTAAAAGCCTGATTCGTAAAAACGTTTCAGGCTTTTTTATTTTAAAATAATTGGACACGTAGCTCAGAGGCAGAGCGTCTGGCCGTTAACCAGAGGGTCGGGATTTCGAAATTCTCCTTGTCCGCAACAAAGTTCTTTGACATATTGGTAAATACACATCGGCTCATTAGGCGTGACTAGCTGGCTCCAACCCAGTCCTTAAGGGTCGTAAGATTAGATGAGGGTTCGAATCCCTACCGATGTGCAAAATATACAGGTATAATGTAATGGTAGCATTAAGGTCTCCAAAACCTTCCGTGAGAGTTCGACCCTTTCTACCTGTGCAATGGAGGTGTGACAGAATGGTATTGTACCGGTCTTGAAAACCGTGGTCGGGGTAACACCCGTGTGGGTTCGAGCCCTACTACCTCCGCAAATTTATGGAAGGTACCGCCATCGGTGGCAAACTAGGCTTGAACCCTAGGGATACCTGTAGGTATGGAGTTCGATTCTTCTATCTTCCTCAAATATATGGTGTTTGAAGCATTAAGGTGATGTGCGTGACTGTGAATCACGAGAACTCGGTTCGATACCGTGCTTACACCCACTTGACATTTTTGTACTTTACCTTATATTTATATAATAAACGATATAAATATGGGTAGAAGACAAAAACAATATCATTACATTTATAAAACAACAAATGTAATAAACAATAAGTACTATATAGGAATGCATAGTACTAATAACCTAGAAGATGGTTATCTAGGTTCAGGTAAACGATTATGGTTTTCAATTAATTATTATGGTAAAGAAAATTTCATTAAAGAGATATTAGAATTTTTACCAGATAGAGAATCATTAAAAGAGCGTGAAAAAGAGCTTGTAAATAAACAATTATTAAAGGAAGATTTATGTATGAATCTAATGATTGGTGGTGAAGGTGGAAGAGGTTTTACTTCAGAAGAACAAAGATTAAATGCGTTTAAATCTAATGAGAGACAAAAAGAACTTAGAGAAACAAACCCAGATTGGGTTAAAAAAAGAAGTGGAAAATTTGTTAAGACTATTAAGAAATTATATGATGATGAAGTTTTAGAACGAAAATATTTTTATAATTGGACAGATAAAAACCATTCAAATGAAACTAAACTAAAAATGTCTGAAATTAAAAGTGGTACTGGTGTTGGTGAAACTAATTCACAATATGGTACCTGTTGGATTACTAAAGATAATATTAATAAGAAGATTAAAAACGAAGACTTATCTAACTGGGAAAATGAAGGTTGGATAAAAGGTCGATATCTTGTGTAGTTTACTTAGACAACGTTCTGCCTAGAAAAAAATCGGAGTCTAACATTGTCTGGTATTCGAGTGGTGGCAGAAAACAGCCTGATAAGCTGTGAGATTAATTCTCAACGTGAGTTCAAATCTCACCCAGACGACAAATGTACCTAGCCGGGATGGCACTGAGGCTTGTGGAGCCTTATACTAGTTAGTTTTTGGTTCGAGTCCAATTTAGGTACCTAAGAAATAATAAATCCGCTTGTATATCAATTGGTTAGATTACTTCCCTGATACGGAAGAGGTTATAGGTTCAAGTCCTATCAAGCGGACAAATAAATTAAAAACAATTATTAAAATGGAAAAATTAAATGTTCAAAAACAATTATTAAAATCTAAAGTAAGTGCTAAATTTTCACATTATTGTTCTGGTAATTTATATTATACAGTAGAAATAGAAGAAGGTATTTTTCAATTTCCAATCGAAACTATTGAGACTGTTAAAGTAATTGGTAAACCTGAAGTTGAATTACCATTCATTAAATTATCAGCTGATTTAGGTACAACATCTTTTGAAAATCAAATTAAAGCATCTTTCTTAAATAGGTGGATTGGTAAAGC